GTACGACAGCAATGAGGCGGCGTCCGCAGACCGCATTACCATAACCGTTAATGGCGTCGAGCAAGCTGTTTCCACAGCCGTTGCTGTCGATAGCGCCAGAGCACTCGATTGGAACTCGACGGACGCCCACTCCATCGGTCGCCGTCAGGATGCTGCATCGGAATACTGTGATGGGTACATGGCTGAGTTCGTCAACATCCCCGCCACCGCCTTAGCTGCGACGAGCTTCGGCGAGACCAACGACGATGGTGTATGGGTGCCGAAAGAATACACAGGATCGTACGGCACCAACGGCTTCTACATCACAGGCGAGGACAGTGCTGATCTCGGCGCAGATTACTCCGGCAACAGCAACGACTTCACCTCGTCAGGGCTGACCAGCGACGATCAGCGCGGCGACACTCCGACGCTAAATTACCCTACTATGTCTCCCATTTCAGTTTGGGACGGGGCAAACGCAATACTCAGTGAAGGCAACCTTCGCACCGAAAATAACGCCTCGACAACGTACTTTGGAAATACGTTGACTATGCAGCCTCCGAAAAGCGGCAAATGGTATTTTGAGGCCTCGATAGTTACGGCTGGGCAGTTTAGTTTTGGGATAGAGGCGACGAACAAAGATTTTTGGTCGAGCGGCTCACCCGGCCAAACGGCTACTGGGTACGCCCTCCTTAGCAATGGCGCGGGGACACGCGCTACAAGGAATAATAACACTAATACAAACACTCGCAGCGCCGACACCGCAGGTGATGTTTTCCAAATCGCTATGGACTGTGACACAGGCGAGTTGTGGCTGGGTAGAGAAAACACTTGGTATGGCGGTGGCGATCCTTCTGCGGGTACTACCCCAACGTACACGTTTGACGCGGCCTTGGAATACGCGATTGTCCTTACAAGCGGAACAAATGGTAATGGTTCTATCCGTTATGTTCAGGGACCAGATTGGACGTACACTGCCCCTACCAATTTTAAGGAACTCAACACCGACAACCTCCCCGCGCCGACAATCAAGGACGGCACGGCTCACTTCCAGTCCACACTGTACACGGGCAATGGCACAGCTATTGGCTCTGGTGGTCTGGCAGTATCCCAGAGTGAGAACAGCACATTCCAGCCTGACCTTGTGTGGATTAAAGAGCGAAACGGAGCAGCAGATCACGCTTTATATGATGCTGTTCGTGGAACAACAAAAGATTTAGCGTCTAATAACTCAAACGCTGAAACAACTGAGACAGAAGGATTGACAGCGTTCGACGCTGCCGGATTTACGGTGGGTAACCTTGCCAAGGTCAACACCAGCAGCGACACTTATGTTGCATGGCAGTGGTTAGCTGCTAACAGCACAGCATCAAATTCTGATGGCAGTATTGCCTCTACTGTGTCAGCTAACACAACATCAGGATTTAGTATTGTTACCTACACTGGTGACGGAAATGATAATGCAACCGTTGGTCATGGATTAGGAGTAACCCCTAAAACGGTTTGGTTGCTTCCGCGATCAAACGGGGACAACAAACAGGTTTCAAACTGGGAGACAGGCGTTACAGCATTTACTGAAGATTTGAAATTGAATGTTGCTGAAGCCGCAAATAGTTCTTCAACGCGTGTAAAAGGGGGCAGTTCGACAACCTTTACGCTTGGTACTGACGTAAATGTTAATGGAAGCGGCAGGACATATCTTGCGTACTGCTTCAACGAAATCGAGGGCTTTAGTAAATTCGGCACTTACACTGGAAATGGGTCTTCAGATGGCGCTTTTGTATACTGTGGATTCAGACCTGCTCTAGTTATATTGCGCCGAACAAATGCGGCTGAAAACTGGGTGATGGTTGATAGTGCTAGAAACGAATATAACGTAGCAAATCTTAGGCTTTATGCAGATACAACTAATGCTGACATCACATCCACAACGCATGATTTCTTGTCTAATGGATTCAAACTTCGTGCTAGTGATGGTGGCGTAAATGCCTCTGGCAACCCTTACGTTTTCATGGCATTTGCAGAACACCCCTTTGGCGGCGATGGTGTCGCCCCCGTCCCGGCTCGATAGGAGAAGACAATGTGGACATATAATGGTAAAGTAATTAAAGAAGGCCGGGCATGGACGGATGATAACGGTGTCCAGCATCCGGCTAATTGGTATATTTGGTCTGAGGACGAGAAGGTTGCTCACGGTCTTGTCTGGGTAGATTCCCAGCCACAGCCTGACAGTCGTTTCTATTGGTGGTCCCAGAACTCTGATGGTACATACACCAGCACCGAACGGGCATTGGAAGATGTCAACGAGGTCGATGACAACGGTGACCCGCTGCTGGACGAAAACGGAGTTCAGATGGTAACTCTCGGTCTTAAATCTCAGTGGATTGCCCAGACAAAGCAGACACAGGGCAGTCTTTTGTCTCAGACAGATTGGGCTTATACCCGCGTTGCCGATACTGGAACGGCAGTACCTTCGGATATTCAGCAGTATCGTAACGAGGTCCGTCTGGCGGCGGCGGTTATCGAAGATCAGATTAGTCAGTGTGCCAATCTGGATGACTTCAAGGCTCTGTTTGTTGCGCCTGTTGACGCGAACGGCGACGTGACCGGCAACGCCCCGATCTATAACTGGCCGGAGGAAATCTAATGGCAACGTACACCACCCGAATCAGGCTGAATAAGCAGGGGACCGGCGACAACGATTCGACGTGGGGTACAGTTCTGAATGATGAGGTCATTGATCTCACTGACTTTGCCATCGCCGGGTACACCACGATTAGCCTTGCTGCTGGTGATGTTAGTCTGACAGCTAATGACGGTACGGCGGACGAGGCACGTTCGGCCATGCTCGAACTGACCGGTGCTTTGACCGGCGATACCGGAGTCTATCTCCCGTCGAGTATTACCAAAAGTTACATCGTCAAGAACAACACATCGGGTTCGTACGATGCGACGGTTCTGATTAACGGCGGGACCGGTCATGCAATTCCACAGGGTGGTACAACAATCGTTATCACCGACGGCGTTACTGTCAGCGAGGCTATTGAGGGCGTCTACGGCACGGCAGCGACACTCGACTTTGGCACGGGTGATGCCAACCTGATTCCGGTGTCGTCTGCTGACACCCGGTATGCCAACGTGTCTTCGGATGAGACAATCACCGGAAACTACACGTTCTCCTCGTCAACAACATTTACCGCGCAGGTCATCGGAACAGGGGCACAGGCATTCTCCAGCCCTGTGTCGGTTGCCGTAGCATCCTCGGCGGTATCGCTAGACTTTGCCACCGGCAATAACTTTACGACAATCCTGAACGGTAACGTGTCCATCGCCAATCCATCTAATCTACAGCCCGGTCAATCTGGCATAATCTATGTCGTGCAGGACGGAACCGGTTCTCGGACCATGTCGTTCAATTCAGACTGGGAATTTACAGGAGGTACCGCACCTACACTGTCTACCGCTGCATCCGCAGTTGATGCTCTGATCTACAATGTCCGAACATCAACAGCAATCAGTGGTTTTGTCGTAAGTAATATGAGTTAATCAGCATGGCTGGTGTTCTCTCCGAACTCAACTTTGCCCGACCCGGCTTCAATCGGGAGAACACCCGGTACGCCGAGAAGGGGCACTGGTACGACGGTGACCATGTCAGGTTCCGTGACGGTACTCCGCAGAACATTCGTGGATATGAGCGGCGCGGCGGTGTCTTCGACGGTACACCCAGAGACACAGTAACGTGGGTAGACTTTGATTCATCTCGCCTCATCGGCTTTGGCACTGAGAAGAAACTGTATCTGTACGAGGGCGGTGAAAACTACGACATCACCCCGATTGTATCAGTAGTTACCGCCACGAACGGCCTGAATACCACCGCAGGGTCTACCCGGATTGTCGTGTCCGTGACCGGCGTCGGGGTTGAGGACGGCAACTACGTCGCCTTTACATCGCAGACAACGACGGTTGGCGGCAACATCTTCCTGACGACAATCAGCGATTCGTACGAGGTGTCAGTCATTGACGCATCGTCATTTGCCGTTGACATCTCCGTAACCGCAGCAGCAACGTCTGCATCTGCCGGTGGTGATGTTACAATCCATCGTCTGCTTCCCGCAGGTCCGTCTGTGTCTCAGCCGGGATTTGGCTGGTCGGCTGGTACGTACGGCCTGTCTACCTACGGCACACCGCGAACAACTTCCAACATTACCGTGGAGATTCGTCAGTGGTCGATGACCAACTGGGGTGAAGACCTTCTGACAAACCCTCGCGGTGGTCGTATCTATCAGTGGGACGCGACAGGCGGGGCGGGAACTCGTGCCGCTCTGGTGACTGCATCCCCGACGCAGAATAATCAGATTCTGGTAACGCCGGACAGTCAGTTTGCCATCAGTCTGGGCTGCACGAACGAGGCTGGTGACTACGATCCGCTGCTGGTCCGTTGGTCCAGTCAGGAGAACTACAACGATTGGACAGCCTCTGCGACGAACACCGCCGGGTCCAACCCAATTGGGACCGGGTCAAAGATTATCGGTGGAATGCACAGCCGTCAGGCCGTCATGATTTGGACCGACACGGCTACTCATACAATGCAGTATGTGGGCGGTCCGTTTGTCTTCCGCTTCCGACACATCGGTGACAACACCGGACTCATTGCCCCACACGCAGCCGCAGAATTTAACGGTATTCCGTTCTGGATGGGCGACACAAACTTTTTCGTCTGGCAGGGCGGTGCCGTTCAGACATTGGACTGCACTGTCCGTCGTTATATTTTTGATGACCTCAACTTGGATCAGCGCGACAAAATTTTTGCCGGGGTAAACTCGGAGTTTAACGAGATTACGTGGCTATATCCATCTGCGGATTCTCTGGAATGCGACAGGTACGTCAGCTACAACCCGCTGGAAAACTACTGGGTCTACGGTACCGGCAAGTTTACCACATGGGCGGACACCGGTATCTTCGATAACGTCATCACAGGCGGATCGGACAGCTATCTATACGACAACGAACCGACTGGCGTATACACAGCAGACGGTGGCCTGTTGTCTTCCTTCATCGAATCAGCTTCTTTTGAAATTGATTCTGGCAATCAGATGATGATGATCCGCCGACTTATTCCTGATGTATCCATCTCTGATCCGGGACAGGTAAAGTTCACCACAAAGACAAAACGGTACCCACAGGCTTCGGAAGAGACTGTCAAGGGTCCGTTCGTAATTCAGCCGGGTACGGAGAAGGTAGACTTCCGTGCCCGTGGTCGTCAGGCCAGTATTAAGATTGACTGCTCTACTGCCGGGGTGGCGTGGAAGTACGGTTCGATGCGTCTCCAGATACAGCCCGATGGCGGTCGATAGGAGCGAAGCATGGCTGCTGTATATCCAGAACTATTTGCCCATTTCAACCAGTTTACCGAGCCGCAGATCATCGAACTGCATCGGATACTTACCGACTATGTCAGCCAGTTGTCGCTGACTCTTCAGCAACGTGACGACGAGATAGACTCGACACCGTCAGACACAGTCCTCCCGGTAAACGACACAACATCCGTACAGTCGCCTCCAGAGGGGGCAATTCGGTACAACCGCGCCACGTCCAAGTTTCAGGGATATATCTCTGGTACTGGTTGGGTAGATTTCCACTAACGGATATAATGAATTATGGCTATTAATCTCCCTACAGACGGCATGGATTCACTGGGTGCTCTAATTCAACTACAGATGTTGGAACAGATGCGCCCGTCTGTTCAAGAACAGCCGGTGATGCAAACAATGTCACGTCCTGATCTACCGAAGGATACAGGGCTGACCGCCGCTACCCCGCAAGGAATTGCTGGTGTTCTTTCTCGGTACGCCGAAAACCGTCTGGAAGAAAAACAACAGCCAATTCGTATGGAGACGGGCGGCAGCGTTATGGATCAGCTGTACGGGCAGCTTATGGGTCAAATCCCCATGGGTCAAAATCCGGCGTCGTATAATGATGATTACGAATATACTCCGTATGTTGCGGGTGCGGCACCGGCCCCGACACAATCTGCTGTTGCTGTCGTCCCAGACGCGCCTCTTGCATATGGTCCTGAAGACATTGCTATAAGAGAAAGCGGATTTGATTTTGACGATGGCGGGATTTCTGGTAATGCAGCAACAGGTACGTCGGGAGTCGGAGCACCGAGTGCGGCACAGACAGCAGCTAATCAATCATTTGCACAGGCTGTTTCATCACCTATTGCTTCACAAGTCTTTGGTCCGGACGTTGGTAGAGGCGTTCAAGCAGTAAGCGGACTTGCGTCTATGGCGGGTGTTCCCGGCATTGGACTTGCAGGAACAAGTCCTATTGGCATCATGGCAGCACTTCTGGGATTTGTAAACCCAGTAATGGGAGTAGCACTTGCTGGGTTTGGTCATGGGGTTAATGCCATTTCTAATTTTGATGTTCAGACAAGCCCAAGTGGACAATCACAGGTTTATGGCTGGGGTAGCAAAAACATAGATATGTTTGACAATCTAGTAGGCACTCCAGAGCATACAGCAAACATGCTCGGATACGATCCTACTGATCCGATGAGTAGTAAAATTAACTTTACTTACCCGACAGTAGCAGATGTGGACCCAGCCGAAGTTGCAGCACAACAAGCCATTGCAGACTTTTCTCAAGCACATCAGGGAGAAGTTGGTGATGCCGGTCAAGGTGGTGGAATGTCTTCGGATGAAGCGGCTACTGATGCGGCAGAATCCGGTCAAAACGGACAGGGAGGACACATGGCACAGGGCGGTGTGGTTGACTTCTATGCACAGGGCGGCGGTATCTCGTCTCTGGCCTATGGCGGCGAGGCTGCACCGGTCGGCTTTGCTAACAAGGCGTTCGAGGGCATGGTCCCCGGACAGGGAACAGGTATGTCGGATGACGTCCCGTTCTCCATCGAGGGCAACCAACCAGCACTCCTATCTCGCGACGAATACGTACTACCATCTGATGTCGTATCCCAGTTAGGCGACGGATCATCTGGTGCCGGGGCAGACATGCTCGACACCTTTGTCTCGTCTGTACGTCAAAACAAATATGGAAACACGAATCAGCCTCCCCCGAACGGTGGCGGACTACTCGGTTCTTTGATGAAAACCGTATAAAAGGTATACTTCTATTATGGCTGAAACTACCACAATTCAGGGCTTTGCCCCACAGATTGCCCCGATGGCCGAAGAGGCTTTCACCGAGGCACAGAATATCTTCCAGCAGCGCATGGGAGAAGGCTATCAGCGTCCTGAAACACCTCTGTTTACTCCCTTCACGCAGCCTGAACTAGAAGCACAGCAGCAGACTCTGGACGTTGCCGCTGGTCCATTGGCCCGACCTGCGCTTCAGGAATCCGCTGGAATGACTCGGGCAGGTGCCAGTGGTGTCGGAAGTCTTATTCCCGGTCTGATGAATCCATATACGCAGCAGGTTGCCGACGCGACAAAGCGTCGTTTTGCCGAGAATTATCAGCGTCAGGTTCTTAATCCGCTGGATACAAGCGCAACTGTTGCAGGTGGTCTTCGTGGTGCCAGAGCAGGTGTTGAACGCGCCCTAGCCCGAGATCGGATGCAGCTGGGCTTGGCTGATATCGACGCCCAGCTTTTAGATAAGGCATTTCAACAGTCTGCTGCTCTTGCCGAACAACAGCGTCGTCGTGAACTTCAGGCTGCTCCTGAGATTTCACGTCTTGGTCTTGTAGACCTCGGTCAGCAGTTGATGGCTCCGGAACTACAGGCCAGTGTCGGCGAGGCTCAACGTGGACAGCTTGATCTGGCTCGTCAGGCAGAACTAGGTCAGGAACTGGCCGAGCAACGGTTTCCCGAGACAAGTCTACAGCAGTATCTGAATTTCCTCGGGCTTGGCAGGGCACCGACGCAAACGACAGAGTCCATACCTGACGCTGTCGGATCGACAGGCGCACCGCAACGTCCTACACTTGGTCAGCAGATTGGTACGGGCCTGTCTTTGCTGACCTCGCTTCCGAAGGCAGTCAGCAGCGTGTCTCAGGCTGTCAGCGCAGTTCCAGATGTTATCAGTGGTGTATCGAGCGGTCTTAAAGGAATTGGGGATTTCTTTGCATCGTTTGCCGAGGGCGGCTCCGTCGGTGGTCTGTCATCTCTTCCTACAGTTCGTATGCAGGACGGTGGACGTCCGCCCAACATCTTTGCACCTGATATGCGATCTGAAATTGTTCGTCAGCAGTACATCAACCTTCTTGCAGCACAAAAACAAAAACCCACAGAACAGCCGCAGATGTCTCCCGGACAGACGGCTGACTACATTGACCGTATTCAGAACATCCAGTATCAACGGGAAAGTCCGCTAGGGTCTCTGGTTGATCTGGGAATTGGTCTTGGAACTGCTAAGATGCGTGGGGATCAGGCTGCAATTGATGCTGCACGGGCTGCACGGGCTGCAAAAATTAAGTCAGAATCTGAGATGCTCGATACTGTGCTTGGCATTGAAGATAAAGGTGTACAACGCGACGAACAGGTTGTTAAGATTGCCGAATCAGCCGCTGATGCATTTACAGATTCAACAGACCTGCTACAGGCCGCTATTAAAGAGGGCGCTACTCCAGCAGAAATTAAATTTCTTAAAGAAAATGCCCAAAAACAGTACGAATTTGCCGGTCAGTTCTTGGCCGAGGCTCAGAAACGTATGACTGGAAATACTCCAGAACTTAGCGTGTTTATAAACAACATTCGGAATAGCGTGACTAACTCTGCTGCGGCAATTGACGTGTATCCGACATTCGGTCGAGACACAGCGTCCACGAAGGAAGAACTTACTCTTGATCCTAAAAGCATGGACCCGGAAGACATTGCAAAAAGAGTACAGCAGCGGCGTCAAGGTAAATAATGGCTACATATGAAGAACTGATTGACGACGACGACTTTGTCGGGTCTGTCTATAACGTCTTCAGTGAACTCGGACAGGATATACCATCAGACCGACAACAGCTTGTCGATGACTTTCTGACATATCGTCGGGCGATGGAAGACAACACCGCCGCTACTTTCCAGACAAAATTAGAAGCAGACTCCTTGTCTGAAAACGGCAAGATAATGTTCGGCTACGCCCTAGAACAAGCCTCCAGTCTTCCAATGATTGGTACAGAAGGGTCTGCCCCGTTTTTGGATGGTTTTCTGGACCACGCCAGATTTAGTTTGACCGATCCTTTTAATTTTGCGGCAGTTGCTCTTGCCCCTTTTACTGGAGGCGCAAGTGTGGCAGCAGGTTTTGGGACCAAAGAAGTCGCCAAGCAGGGAATTAAGTACGGACTTAAACAGGCCATCAAAAAACCACTGGAACGGGCAGTAGCAACTGTTAAAAATCCGGGTGCCCGGAAAATTCTTGCTGCTGAAGGCGGAATTAACTTTACCGGAACTAGTGTACGCGAAAACGAAATTCAAAACATTGAAAAAGAAGTTGGGATTCGTGACAAGAAAGATATTGGCGAAATTGCAACGATAGCCACGGCAGAAACTATCCTTGCCCCAGTTGTCGGCATCGGAGGAACAGCCTTTACAGAGATGTTTGGCCGTCTCGTCAAAGCAGGAATTGTCGATCCTGCACTACGAAACAGTCCAACTGCTGATTTTTATGCTAACCGTATGGTTAACATGTTTCGACCGGGCAGTGGTTTGGACGATGATATTTTACGGAAAGAAGAAATTCTTGTCGGCATACAGAACCGTTTCATGCGTGACGGTCAAGAACTTAACAAAGAACTTATTAAAAATAAAACCTACAAAGACCTCGTCAAAAATCAGGAAGGTGTTAATCTTCTCAACCAAGCTGTAGAAGGATATGGCGAAGCCCTTGGCAAGATTAGGGGCATGGACGACAAACTGGCTGACTCGCTGGAGCAGGGCCGGAGTCTTATCCGTGAAGCACAGGAGTACGGGAAGCAGGTTTCTGATCTGTCGCCAAACTATGCAAAGTATTTTGACCCTATTAATCCTGAATTTAATCCCCACTATGCAAAGTTTATCTACGAAGCATTTGAGGGTCCACGGCAGGTCTCGTTCTCCAAGTACAAGGAAAAAAATCCTACGCTCATCGACGATGTTTTTGAATTGGTAAAGAAAGACGCTGCTCTGCCGGATGATCAGTCACAGCAGTTCTATAAATCTTTTGGTCTGACACCGGGACAACTCCAGACCGGGACGCTCCAAGGTCAGATTCGAGATCGGATTGAGTCTGGCGCAAAGAAAATGTATACAGGTAAGGATACGCGCTACGAAGAAGCCGCCTCAATCCTAAAAGGCCGTAAAGGCGAAGAACAGCTTCCGGAGTTGTTCAGCGATCTGCTTGGACGAAACGCGCTACCGGCCCGTCGTATTTTGGCGTCCGTTCAGGGCATCATAGAACCGATGACCCGTTTCCATCTGGCAAACGAAACAGGACGTCTTCTTGAACAGAAGGGGTTGGCGGTTCTGGCTGACAGTGCTGAAGACGCGGCAAATAAGTTTGCGGCTAAAAACGGAACACTTGTATCGCCTAGTCGTCTACGCACGATTCATGATCAGGCTATTCCAGTTCCCGGCGTCAAAGTTAATCGACCCGGAGGACTTCGGGAGGCAACTCAAAATTATTACGTAGACGACAAACTTGCTGACGATATGCGTCTGGCGTTTACAAATCCTAATTTTTCAAACGTCCTCAAACAAACTGATGAAGACATTAAAGCTGCTGGGCTGCAAGGAATTATCAACGTTGCCAGTAATGTTCAGGGTGCGTCCAAGCTGTTCAAGACGGCATATAGTCCTGTTGCCATGGGACGTAACCTTCTTGGTGCTGCAATACAGGTAGGTGCAACCGGAAACCTTCGTGGTTTAACTAAACTTAAAAGTGACTTCTGGGATAGTCCTGCAAACAAACGTGCCCTCCGTGAACTCGGCATTCTAGATACTGGTGTCACCATGCGTCAGATTCTAAACCGCCTTGGTCCAGAGTTTGCTGCTCATGCAGCAGGACGTCGTGGCGGATTATCACGTTTTCGTCGGATTTTGATGGCACCTGTCAGCCAAGGCGGTTTTGGTTTGAAACTTCGCGAAGCATATCAGGCGGTCGATGATCTGGCGAAAGTCGCAGCATATTACGGTGAAAAATCTAAACTTTCAAAACATTGGCAACAGTATACTCCTGAGAAAAAAGATCAGTTGCGCGATCAGATGCGTTTATTTCTCAACAAAGATAATGTGATAGATGACGAAGTGTTGACAGAACTGGCTGTCCGAAGTGCGCTGGACGTTATGCCAACTTATTCTCGTGTTCCGCAGATTACGGAGGCACTTCGCGGCATCCCTATCATCGGTAACTTCATGGGTTTCTCAGCTGAAGTTATACGAAACAATATCAATATTCTTCGTAAAGGCCACGAAGAAATGATCGAAGGCTTGAACACAAAAAATGCTGGACTGGCCCGACAAGGTGCAGACCGGATTCTTCGCATGGCTGCGGTCAATGCTGGATTCTATGCCGGTGCCACGACCTTCTCTGAGTCTGAGTTCAGCAAAGAAAAAATGGCTGCTCTTAAATCTTTTATGCCAGAGTGGGATAGAAACGCGCCGCTGTTGATCACAGGTGTAGAAAGAAGCCGCGACCCAGAACGACGACAGTCTGAAGACATCGAAATTCAGTACAAAAATATAGGATGGCTAAACCCGAATCAGCCGGTCGAGCAACTAGTTTCAGCAGTTCTTGCTGCTGGTATACGAAAAGACGAAGATTTTGATACGGTAATAGAGGAAAATATTATACCGGCACTCTACAATCTTGTGTCGCCTTTTGTCGATCCTTCACTGGCTTTTGGTTTGGCGGGTGCCCTTTACAAAATAGCGCAGCCAAAAGACGACGCGGATTTTAACCGGGGAATCAAAGAAGCTATTGATATTGGAACGCCCGGATACGCTGATCTTGTAAAAGATTTGGCGATCAAGGCAGAAAAACTTCCGCCCGAAGTTCGTAATGTTCTGGACCCACGATACTTCAACGAACAACGAGAAAAATTTGAAGGGACTCCCGGAGCCTACATTGACTACATGAATGAAGTAGGATTTTTCCTAGCCCCAGAAAGGACGTTCAGCATTCGTGGAGACATGGGTTTTGCGCTGGGTGAAGTTCAGAAAGAACGCCGGAGAGAACATGCGAGTACGTCTCAAAAATTCAAGGCATTGTTTACTGACCGTTCTGCAACCGATGAACTGAATGCGGAAAAGATTGCCCGAGATTACGAAGAGGCGATTAGAACGCAGTATGCTCACCAACAGAACTACGGTGAGTTATTCAAAGACTTGGAAATATTGGCTGATGGTGATCGTCAGTACATTAGACGTATGATGAAAGACCCGGCATTGTCTACTGCATTTCCGCAGTCACAGAAAGAACGTAATCGGATGATGGAAAACAGGTCGTTCGTTCAGCGTATCTCCAACAACGCAGAGTTTTGGCGGGATGTACGTATCAAAAACCCAGAATTTCCGACGCAAAAAATCCGCACAATGTTCAGAGAAATTGAACGATATTACGACAATCAAAATCTAGAGAATGATATAGACCCTGCTCTCGACTAACTACTTGGCGTTCTTCACCATGGACGCACCGAAGTAGAGTCCAGTAATAGCCGAGACAAGATGCGTGTCTAGCGGGGTGATGACCAGCCCCTTCATTGTCTGCCAGACTGTCTGCTCTTCACCCTCGATCAGGAATAGAAATCCCGGCTTCCATTCGGTCCAGCCGACGATGACTGGCATGTCGGGCCAGAAGACAGGGACAACCTTCGGCCAGACAATGATGGCACCTATTGCCGACAGGGCGATGATACGGCGCGTCAGCTGAAATCCCTTGTTCTCGTACCGACGAGCCTCGTCCGTAGCCTTAGACTGCGCTGCAAGGCCGTCTATGGCCCTCTGAAAGGCCTCTTGCTTGGACTTCATGCTCTGTGACCATAGGGTCATGAAGCCACCCAACAGGCTGCTGCCAAGCATTGTAACAAGTTCTAGAGGGATTCCACCTAGCATGTTCTACTCCAAGTCTCGAAAGTCTATTTGCGTCATCAGAACATTGTTGACGAGTAGGCATTGAAGTACGTGAGTCACTTCAGACATATTAAGTTGGCCTACGAGGTAGTCTTCTGACGTGCTGTCTTTGTTAAAGGTTATCACAATCATGCCGTCAACCTGTTCAGAGGCTACCTTGGCCGACACTATGCTAAGACACTCCTGCATGGTACGCAAAGCCTCGACACTGTCCTCCTCCGGGCTGGGAATCTGCTGCTTCCCCTTTAGGTAGACTACTTTTACCCCTTCGGGGCCTTCCTTGTCATCACTCATCGGTATTTACTCTGCATGGGCCAAATCACGGGTCCGTCAACCGTTGTTACGCGGCGGAACGCCATGATGTTCGTCACCTCGACGGGCTGTTCAAACTGAAACTTGCCGTAGAGGTGGTTCTTGGTGTACTCAACGACCTGACGGTCCGCCACAGGACCGGTCACACCACAGCCACCCAACATCTCGAACCCGTTGTCCCGGTAGAAGTCGGCATAGGCTGTAGGACTGATGTTCCAGAAGCCATGGTTCACCATGTTGAGTGGATTTACATGGACGACCACCCCACCATCAGGTCGAACAGCGGAAAGGATATTAGCAAATACCTGTCCGATGTTGAAGCAATGCTCGGCAGTACCGCCGTCAATAACGACATCATATTCTTCCTCCCAGTCAACGGGATAGTTGAGATCAACGATACGCTCCGGACCACGCGCCTGAACAATATCCACATAGTCTACCCCCCGAAATCCTAGTTCAGAGGTCAACACTTCTGTTGTGTCGTACACCGGGTGCGGCCAGTTGTGCCACGACCGAATCTTGTCGGCGTCTTCCAGTTCGGTGTACTCACCGCCGATCAGTCCGGGATCGACGAGCAGGTCTGAGTAGCCCAGACACAGGCACGTCTTGTCCTTCGGTTCTATCTGCTGGAGTAGGCGGTATGTCGTTGTCTCAATACCCACGGGCAACATCCTTCAGGTCTCGTAGTTCGCGTATCTTGCGGTTCTTCCACGTCTCGGCACAGAGCGTGTCCTCACCGATGAACGACAGTTCCATATCCATGTCGGTCTTGTCAAACAGACGTTCACAATCCTGCGCCATGGCGAGTAGTTCGCCGGTCGTCCAGAATGGTTTGTCGTTGATCTTGACGGACAGATACTTCTCACGTTCCTTGCCGTCGTGGCTGGTGATCTTGTCGTTCTTCTCCTCATCAGGCGGCTCCGGGAACGAACCATCCAGCCCGATCATGGTTGCATTACGGAACCCGAGGGTGTGGAGCAGTCCGACGGCACGGGTTGCAGCACACGTACCGCCCGTGATGTAGACAGTATCTGGATCGAGGGGGAAGTCCTCCTCGGCAGCGACACGCTGAATGGCATTCGAGTAGGCATGGAAGCCGATGATTGTCGCCCCCTTCTCGATCAGGTGTCGGGTAACTGATGGGTCTGTCATGGACGCGACAAAGAAGATGGTCCGCTTGTCGATGTTCTCGAACAGGTCTTTACGGGTAACGCCGTGTGTGGACGTACCATCAATAGGCCGGGGATCAAGGACAATACAACCCCATGGGACAATACCTGCCTTGTGCATCTCCGGGAGTGTATGCTTTACACACAGTATGTGGTTCTTACTGACCGTCTTACCGTCGTAATACTTGGCATGAAGTTCTGAGTAATCTACCGACGGTCCCGCCGAGACCACAACTCCGCGTCCCCCGTTGACTCGGCACCTTTCCACCCACTTCCCGATAAGTCCAACGTTTTCCACGATGTTGTTCTTGATATAATCATCCGGCATAGAGTCGCGGGGCTGCACCATGATAGGAATTTCACGAGTGTCGGCAACGGGTCCATCTTTCTTTGCTCCCTTGAAATGCTCCATGCGTTCAGACAGCGGTGACGTATGGAATGCGTCGAGTGTCTTGGCATTAGGCGAAAGATTTTGCACCATCAGTCCATGGTTCTGGTGCAGGTTGATGATGCGCTGGAAGACAAAGCCGTCGTGCCATTCACGATAGCCGCGAACTTCTAGTTTGTCGTAGGCAGAACGGACATCTTCCAACACGTTGAAGGCTGCTTCACGGTCGGGCCAGAGAGCGAACCGCATGAAGGATGTCTCGGCATAGTCAGCAACGGGACGCTCCAGCAGAGTCACATCCGTCTCTGTGTCGATGAATGTGTCTAGCCAGTCAGCGGTGACAGGACCAGTCGTGACCGTGTCTCCGTCGATCCAGAGCAGACTGTACGGTGTCTGATCCTCGGGGTCCGAGACGAGGCTGCGACACGTCTCAGTGATGGCGTAGACCTTGTGACAGAACTTGACCACGTCCATGCGCCAGTTCGGTGGCTCGTGGTCTCCCATCCTGTTGCGGAACAGGATCAGTTCCGACACATCGTTCAGATTGTGGTAGCTGATATGATCTGCCTCGGGCAGACTGTCCTGCTCTAGCAGATCGAAGTCGTGATACCAGACACGGATGTCTATATCCTCGGACCAGTACCGGGCAACAGACTCCAGCATCCGTCGGCCATACTTCTCGAACCCGTCCTCGTTGAACGACGTTACCAGTACGTACTTGTTCATGGCTGAAGCCCTTCAAAATTTTGTGAGTCGCCAAGGTAGGTCAGCTGCCTGTGCAGATACTCCCACCACTTGGCGGCATATCGACAGTTGGCGTAGCCGGGATGTGTGGGCAGTCCGTGACTGAAGTGGATTCCTGCCGGTACCGTATTGGCATCGCTGACCCCCTCGATCCAATTCCATTGCGCGGGGATACACCCGATCTCCGATTCATCTAGCCAGAAGAAATTGTGCAGACGTGTACCGGACGCACTGTTGACCACCTCGGTTGTCAGCTTGGCATTGGATGGATGGCTCATGTTGATCATCATCAGCGATGACCACAGCTTCCTGCTGTACTGACTCTGCTGTCGTCCGTCCATCTTGACTGCACCCTCCTCGGGTTGCCAGTCGAACTGGACAGTCATTATCGCTTTGTCGGGGTGTCCTCGGGCGTAGTCGAATAGCTTGGTAAGGTCGTGCTGGAAGATGAAGTCCGAGTCACAGAACATGACCCAGTCTTTGATTCCCAGACGCCTTGCCCAAGGTATGGTGCAGAAGCGGGTGAATGAAAACTCTGTTGAGAACGGGCGACCGTCTTCCTGATCCCAGTATTGTCCGATCTCATCGACAGACCATTGGCGGTCGAACAGATTATCGGCACGAAGTTTGCGGTGATTAAGGCCACGAATCTCCGCAACTTCATCACGGGTGTTCTCTCGAATCGACCCGGTACATGCGACGTATGCCTCAACAGTGGAGGCGTCGTATCCAATGAAAATATCCATGAGGATATAATCATCAGAAACGACAACCTTCACAAAGACTTTTTTTACTTACCTTCTGCTTTCTCAGCAGCCAGACGCTCACGATCCTCGGCAGTGTTTCCGAACTTGTCGATGGTCTGATTACCCCAGCCGTAAATCTGTGACTGACCGTACTCGTTGACCTCACCGGACGGCAGACCCAGAAAGGTGCTGATGCCCAGCATGATGGCAAGAACTAATTCTAACATTTACTTCTCCTTGGTTGACTTAACGTAGTCTCGATAGGCCTGTCGAATTTCCTCGACTGTACGACCGCATCCTATGCAGTATTCTTTCTCCTCGTCAAGCCGACACGCGGCCTGACAAGTCTTACGCTGCGTTGAGATCGACAATTTCACATACTCCGGCAGTATGAACCAAAGAACACAGATAAAAAAAGTACTCTTCGGTGTAGTGTCTTTTCATCATGTTAATGTCTTTGTGGACCCAGTGGACATTTCCTTCTATATATCCCTTACTAGAATCTTTCCTATCTACAGAGGCGGTGCCTGAGCGGATCGAGATAGGAAGCCCAGTATATGCACACAATCCATTTTGTTTATTGTCTAATAGATCGGCAAGAAATTCGATTGTTACATCAAATGATATCGGCTTCCGGCTTTTCTCACCCGCAGCGCCTCTAACCAGACCGGCAAAATATGTGCCGGACACGGTACCACATCCAGTCCAATTTGTCGGAGTCCGTCGTCGGAGACAGCCACACGATTTTGTTTTTCCTTGGACTAGATGTGTTCCGAGAACTGTTTTCTCAACGCCGCACTCACAAACTACATGCCATCTCGAATGACCGTTTCTGGATATTTCGGAAAACCCTCTGACTTTCAAGCGTCCAAACTGTTTTCCTGATAAGTCAGAGGGACTCCTACTCATTCTGTTATCCTTGGTCGGTTATATCAACAATCTCACAATAACCTGCTCCCGCCGAACAAGCAAGTGTCTGAGACCCTGCCGTGTTGTCTTCTGCCTCGTACTCACCCAGACGATTCCAGTCAATCATCTTGGGCATCCGGCCCAGCAGTTCCTGATACGTCTCCTCGTCACAGTCCTGATACGGGGCCTGTTGGTAGGTGTGATCAGAATGGGGGAGGAAGCTGATGCCGCTGCACAGATCGAAGTTCTTGTAGACCCATGCACCAACCCCCAGCCACTCGTCATCACGTACACTGATGGTTACTGAAGGTTTGTGTTCGCACCAGCCGACAGCATAGGCCTTCCACAGTTCCAGCTGTTCCAGTGCGGTCATGTCGTTACGGGTCACCGCATACTCAGGCGACTTGACTGGGAACGAGAAGACCATGGTCGAGTCTGGATGGAATACCTCCGGCTCTGACGGGACGCCCTCATCAATCATTAGCTGGGTCAGCGGGTCCTTCACATCACCACGGACAGTCCTGATGTAGTACGGGCTGTGTCGGGCATGGATGCCGGACCCCGCATCGACCAGCTGCGACACCGTACCAGACGGCTTGACGCAGGTGATAGCAGCAGACTGCGGAATGTCCAGAATCTCGGCCCACTCCTTGTTGGTGTCCACAGCAATCTGTCGGAGTTCAGCCAGAACTTCCGGGTCGGGATGGCTGGTTACCACGGCGTCCATGATGCCTGTCAGGCTGACACCGAGTAGACGTTCCTCCTCCGTGTTCTTCGTCCAGATACGACGCAGGTACGGGAACTTGGTATAGGTAGACTGGACGGTGCCAAGGATCGTGGCAAGACGTACCTTCTTCTTCAACGACTCGACGGTATCGGTGGACCGGACGACACACTCTGTCAGATTGCAGAACTGATTGTTGCGGAGAATGATCTCCGAACACGGGTTCGTCCCCCACTCGTGACCTGCCTGACGACGACCATGGGTCTCGACATGCTTATCAGCAGCGTATCGGGCGAAGATGCCACGCTCACCAGACTTGGATTCGACCAGTGCTGTCCACTCACGGAGAAAGGACTCGACATCCGGCTTCTCGGTGTAGACCACGGAGTTGTTTGCCAGTGCCCGTTGTGCGTTCTGCTCCCACCACTGACCAGACTTGGCATGACGCATCCGGTCGTCGGACAGATTGGACAGGCTGATCATGGCCGAGCGTCGGACACCGCCGACGACAACGATGTCACCGATCTTGCACATCACGTCGTGACACTCGATGCTGTTCAGCTTTCGACCCACCGCACCACGGAAGACGTTGATGGTAAACCGGAAGAGATCAACCAGTGGCTCCGGACCAGAGGCACGACCGCCGAATGTTTTCAGCTTCGCACCGGACGGACGGACTTTTGACACATCCCACTTCGGAATCTCACCAGAGTAGAGCATGGCGACAACCTTGCGGTACGCCTTCGCCCAGCCTTCCTTCGAGTCGTGGACAACGATGATGTCATCGGAGTTGAATAGCTGATCGGGAACTTCAGGCAGCTTGGCGATGTGCTGACGCTCGACAGAGAAGCCAACGCCTGTCCCGCACAGCAGGATCATCATGGCCTCATCGAACGCCTTCATGTCGTCCACTGCAAGGTACGAGCAGTTGTATCCGGCAGTGTTGTCGCGGTCTAGGGCAGGTCCGGCAGTCATCATCATACGCATCGACGGCATGATGGACAGTGACAGGATAGCCTCGCGCAGTTCCTCGACGACCGCCCCATCATCAATACGACGTGCAACGACGTTGTCTACATAACGATCCACCGTCTCAGACCACGTCTCTCTACGGCCCTCCTCGGGAAGCCATCGGGCATAGCGGGACAGTGCAATGAACTGTTGGTACTGGGTGGGTAGGTGGTTGGACAACATTATCGTATCTCCGGCACGGTGAAGCGCAGGTTGGACCTGACTTGATAGATTTTCTGACGGCCAACTGTTTCTTCCTCCACCCAGACACGGACGTTAGGAGAGCCACGGTCGGCATAGTAATTTTTGATTTTATGTACAAGTCGCTGACTCGCCAATTTGCTTTTGAGATAGTCCTGTGGTTCAGCCATTATTTTCCTCCAGTGCTGCCGTCTTGGTAAACGACACACGTGCAGCATCGACAACAGTCTGGTCTGTCCCCATTGAGTTGATGAGGGTAACTTGCATGTAATTCTCCGGTGGTTACTGTTTGCCGCGCTTACGGAAGATCGTTGATCTACGGCCAATCTTTTTGGAGTGGCGACGTCCTGCGGGAAGTGTCCGACGTTTTGTCTTGGTCTGTACGACTCGTGTTTCTACTTTCTTTGCCATGTTATGCCGGTGTGTAGATGATCTCCGAACCTACGCGGTGCGGATGATAGTCAAAGTTAAAAGATGACAGGGCCATGTTGATAGCATCAGCCACTGCCCCGTACGATGCGCCGTTACCCTTCACCTCAAGGCAGAGGACAGGACGGCACCGTTCGATGGTGTCCTTTGCCCCGCGCAATACGGCAGGTTCGTGTCCCTCTGCGTCGATCTTCAGGAAGTCTAGTTCGGGAAGGTCGAGTGTGTCAATGGTGACAACCTTAACAAAGTAGGCAGTTCCGTCTACCTTCTGCCCCGGCGCGGCTAGTGACCACATGCCGGAGTTGCCCTTCCTGTTGTGAACCAGTGTCATCATGTCGTCTGTCCACGATGCACCTTCGTTGCGGAGTACCACGTTGTCGAGATCGTCGGTGTTCCGGGTGAGACAATCAAAGTTCTCAGGATTAGGCTCCATGGCCCAGACCGTGTCAAACTCCTCGGCGAGGTGTCGTGTCCAGATGCCAACATGGGCACCGACATCTAATGCAACGCGCCGCTGCTTGGTCAGGCCGAATGCTACCCGACGTGTCCCGATCTCATAGTCGAATCCGGCGAAGTGTGTGTCTGAATCTGGGAGCCAGAGGCCGTTGACCTGCTTCATAGATACTCTTCCTTGAACTCGAACTGACCCTGCCGCTGCTCACGTTCGAGCCTGATGATCTCACGCTCGACGTACCACTTGATCTTGTTCAGATCGTAGAGCGTTGTCGCCCCGTCTTTACGGCCCAGACGATAACAGGCTTTGAAGATGTTACCTACAGAAAAGTTCATCTCACGATACTCGATCAGGTCCTGTAGTTCAGCCGCACCGGGTGGCAGTTCGTAGTAGCTGGTGGACCAACCGTCTGATTTAACTGTGGTTGAGGATGGCATTGATTTTCTTTCTGATGAAGCTGACTTCGCCTGTGTTGATGACCTGATGGGCAAAGGACCGGACATGACTGTAGTCGATCCCGGCCAGATCGCAGACGGTGATGAAGTCTGTTGCTGTGACTCCCGTTGTTGCGAAGAGCCATGCCTGTGCCCTGCTCCGTTCAAGGATTGCTTCTGCTGACTCATTGTCTGCCTCTGGCTTTGTTGCGTCGAGCATGGCCTGAAAGATAACGGCCATGAAGAGGAGCCGGTGTGGATCACCGGCAGGTGTATCTGACAACACCTCTAACTTCTCTTCGAGGTCAACGGAAATCTTCGAGGACACGGGACATGACTTTCTCTTTCTCCTTGGCCGTCATGAACTCCTTCGGGATGAACCGGATTTTGTCGATGAACCGATTGTAGAACAGTCGTTGGTCATCTTCTAGTTTTTCCGTCAGGACATTACAGACATGCTGAAGATGCGTCTCGCCATAGACAAGGCCGCTTCTTGTATTGAACTCGGCAAGTATCTCGAAGTGAAAGCTACACTTGCCTTGTCGATTCATATCTTCGTTGAGGGTACGTGATGAGGATGTATAGGTACGCCAGTCAGATGGTCGTGTACGTACACCCTTCCGGTACTGGTGATACTGCTTCTTGCCTATGTATCTCTGGCCTGTCAGCAGGTTGACAATTAGATAGACAAAGCCGAAGGAGTTATCCGGGTCGAGTCGTAGTCGTGATGGGTTCTTCCAGTGTCCCCTACCGGACGACTTCTTCGACATTTGGTGTCTTTGCTACATGGGTTAGGTACTTCACTCCGTTGGCGTATCGGAATCCTCGGAGTCCTGCGCCGCCGTTTGCATCGGCCCAGCATTCAAATTTGTGGTCGCAGAACGTGCAACCCTTTGCCAACCCGAGGTTGCCCGACTTCCCGTCTGGAATCGGATCGTGACATCGAGCAGGTGGCGTATCAGAAGACAGGACGGTTTTGACATGGGAGACCCGCTCCTCTGCATTGATCATGTGGTTGCCAGAGACGGTGCAGATTTGAATCTCACCGGACTCTTTATTGATGGCAAGGAAGGCAGCACGATCATCACCACACGCCTGTGCGTAGCCGCTGATCTGCCCGATGTACCCGAAGGGATCGTCCATGGCAAGGGTCAGGGCATCCTCGAACTTCTTCATACCGTACCGGGACGCTGTCTTCACGTCGGTGACGACCCCGTCGATACGTGCATCCATGTGTCCCTTGATGCCACCGATCTCGATTTCGCGCTGCTCGTCCTCGACCGAGTGCCCTGCCTCTTTGATCAGAAACAGGATCAGAGCCTCCATCAGATGGCCCATCAGGAACTTGATGCGTAGACTGTACGGCATTCCAGAATTGGGTGACGGCTTGTTGATGTCGTACCATAGCTGACGATCTGGCCGTCCCATGTTCGACATACGAAGTGTCTTCGGCTTTTTGGCCGGTTCGGAGATGGATCGAAGAACAGCTTCGCGCATATCCGACAGCATGGTCTCGACGTTCTCGGGATTAGGGTCGGTGATCCCCAGATCGAACATCATCTGTAGGTCTTGTGGTATGTCTTCGATACGTTTGATGGTGCTGCCTCCTCTGAATTAGGTGGGGGTGGATGACGGGCACCCCCGGACCCGGACTACTAGGCGGAGAACGATGCCCCGTTCCCGAGTGCTGCAAGTTCAGCCATCGGGTCTGGTGCTGACCCTGCATAATGCACAAGATCAACAACCTGAACCGCATTGAAACGGGCCGAGGTCGTGCCGTACTTCTTGGAGTGTGATGCGAAGTACACCACGTTCACCGTAGAGCCGTTACCGATGAGGGTACTCTTCGGAATGGCGTTCATCTCGGCGTCAACAACACGAGGCTCGAACGGAACCTCGATCCGATCACCGTCGGGATCGTCGGGATTGTTCTCCCAGACAACCGGCGGGTGCTTGAAGGTAATACACGGGGTGTAATCCTTCTTCGCATGATCGTGGACGATCTTGTCGGCCAGACCTTTGGCGGTCAGTTCGGCAATGTCGTCAACCGACAACGGACCAATATCGACTGAGTACTGGTAGTTGTCGGGGTACTTCGGGCTATTGGCGGCTTCGTGTACCTTGGCCCAGTGAGCAGTTCCGGTAAGTGTAGGCATGATGTTTTCCTTTAGGTTTCTGGGGGTGTGCGAAGCCCCTCTGTATCGCACCATCTGACTTCTATCAGGTTACCGATCAGAAGTCAAACCTTTCTTGATGACGATGAATGTCATCCAATTCCTTGATGTCTTCCATGAAATCCTTGTAGTCCTCGCGGACGCTATAGAACTTCAGCACTTTCTTCATGGCCTTGATGGGGGTGTCGGGGGTGTTGTAGTCGCGCCGGATGAAGTCACGCAGCGATGCTGCGACTAATTCATCAACCCATGCGTCAGTGATATTAACTTCAATTTTCATCAGGTTTCTCCAGTTGATTGATAGCCATGTTGTAACAGTCCGCGCGAACGATGAACCCGTTGTCCCCGTCCTGTTCACCGCGACGCAGGAACCGTGCATCCTCGATGTATTTCTTCTTGTTGTAGTGGCCCAGAACCCACGCCCTGCTGTTGTCGTAGCTGACACGGCAGAAGATGTAGATGTCACAGTTCTGTCGTGGGTTGAAGTTCGCCACGGAGCAATCGTAATAGTCCCTCGGGGCTGTGCTTGTCCGCTTTGTCTTGACGTCTGCGGTACGTCCGTCGGGCAGTACCATGTCGTACTCGTAGGTGTGCTTGAGATGGCCGCCGTAGACACGACACGCCGCAATCTCCCCGAGGAACCCGGCAACATTACCACCACCACGTTCGATGGAATTGTTCAGCATCCCCATGTCTTCAGACAGGGACGTTGCTGATTCAAGATCAGACTCTGTGAGTTCTACCACCTGCATCAGTGTGTCTCACTCCAGTTGTTGCCCACGTTGAAATCACAATCGAGTGGGCAGTTGAAAGATAACTGTCGGGCCACGGCCTGTACAGCATTTTTTGAGATCAGTCCGATCTCTTCAGGATCGATGCCGTCATCAGCCTCGATGCATAGTTCATCATGGATCATTGCCACGATGTTAGCCCCCGTGGGGAGCGTGTCGTGTACGTTGATAAGCCACTGCTTGGCAATGACTGCGGCGCACGACTGGAGCAGGGTGTTCAGTGCTGCGTGTTCTGATCTTATTCGGAGCCATCGTCCGTCGATCCCATGGACCTTGCCTGATGCTGCCTGTCCGGTAACCCGTTGCTGTAGCTCTGCAAATGATGGCATACCACGGAGATATCGTTCCCTAATTGCAGCACCCGCATCTGATCTCCCTCCGATAATTGCTCCCAGCTTGGCATTTCCGGCCCCGTAAAGAAGAGCGTACGTGAAAGTTTTTGCTCCAGCCCGTGTAGGGAGTCCAGCAAGGTGCTGAGTTCTTGTGTGAACGTCTCCATTGATAAGTTCCTCTGTGTAGTCGTTGTCGTTAAGGTAATGGGCAAGGCATCGGAGTTCGATACCGGCAAGGTCGGTCCCGATTAGTTTCTTACCTGTCGGGACAGTCCAACACGACCGACACTCCATGCCGTACTCTGATTGTGGTCCGGGTACCTGTTGCAGGTTCGGTCCGGTGCAGGACATGCGGTGGGTGATGGCACCCAGTGTCAGGTAGCCGCAGCGGACACGACTGTCCCTGTCTACCTTGTCGAGCCATGAGGATACCTGTGCCACCCGCTTCTGTAGCAGGAGGTAACGGGCGATCTTCTGGGCAAGGGGTAGGTCAATAGCCGACAGCGTGGCCTCATCGACGATGGGCTGTCCCTTCTCGGTGTGCTTCTTCGGCACCCACCCCTGTCGCTGGAGACGGTCGGCAATCTGCTGACGACTGGCAAGGTTGAATGTCTGCCACTCGATAGCTGTATGCTGTCCCGTTCCGGGACCTCCACCATCGCAGACCGACGGATCATTGAGATGCTTCAGCCCGACAGAGGATATGGTGCCGTCCTTCCGATACTTGGGGGTGACGAGGCGACGAGGCTTGGGAATGTCGGGCAGACCAGACAGAACCTCTGCCTCGATCTCGGCAACCTCATTAGACAGGGTGGCGACAAGAGTCGCTGCCTTGGGTTGATCGAGGTAGTAGCCGTGATCCTCGACCGAGTTCATCACAGCACGGACACGATGCTCCATGGTCAGTGCTGCCTTCCACGACGCACCAGAAGTAGCCCTGTCCATCTGGTACGCCTCGGCCTGTAGATGCTTCAGTACACGATGTGTCAGGTCAACGTCCTGTCGGCAGTACTCGATCATCTCGGCTGTTGCCCCGAGGCTCCAGTCGTGGAAGTCGATCTTGGCATCGTCGAGTCTGGCACCCCATGCCCGGAGACTGTGTCCGCCGGGGCGATCAGGCCAGAGCAGCTGACTGATCAGCATGGTGTCTCGAACCTTGCCGAGGTCGAGGTCAGCATCCAACAGACGATTGATCACAGGAATGTCGAAGTTCACGGCGTTGTGTCCGTACATCCAGTCGAAGGACCGGAGGTAGTCGGGCAGTTCTGCCATGTTCTCCGAGGTGAACGTCCGGCGATCCTCGGTACCGACCACACGAGTACAGGCGACATGAATCGTCGTGGCATCGAGGTCGTCGGTCTCGATATCTACGATGATGTCAGTCATGTTGTATCCTGTCGGCGTGTCGGTGCAGGGCAGATCGAAGAGGCTCATCCTGCTCATCGGCTATTTGATGGACGTAGGCTGACTTTGCGTCCCGATATGCCCGACTCGCCTCCTCAACAATGTTGTACAAACCTATATGCGTTCGAACGCCTCTCATACTAAGATGTACCTGATACTTTTTAGCAGGTTCATGCCACGACACACCTTGTGGATACTTGCCTCGTCTTGCGGCATTGTCGAGCAATAGTGCGTTCAGTGCCGGGGTGACAAACAGGCATCGGTCGGGGGCGTAGATTTTATTTCCGAACATGAGGATGTCTTTATCTAGCTGCTTACCTTCCCATTCCTGCTCCTCCATCCATGACTTGAAGACCGAAAACCGTAACCATTCGTCGCATACTGATGTCCCAATATACGTTGGCTTACGTTTATGATACAGTGGATCATAGGATCGATTAAGCATACTGGCCCACGCACTGTAGTACGGGTCACGAACTTCCCGACCATCAACTACAATCCACGTTGAGGCATCAACGTCGTTAATTCCATGTCCATACACAAGTCTCATGATGTGAAGTCGGCTAGTGGGCTGTTGTCGAATACAGGTGTGTCATCCTGCCCCGGCTCACCAGTCTCTGTCAAGCGTCCTGTCGTCTTGTCGTAGTACAGGTAGGTGGCAGGTCCGGTGATACCGGAGAACCGATTCTTCAAGACACGAACCGTCGTTGTGTTCCGCATCACCTCGTTCTCGTGCTGTCCGTTACGCTCCAATCCGATGACCATATCGGATAGCTGGGCGATGGCGGCAGAGCCTCGAAGCTGCGACAGGCTAGTCGCTGCCCCATCCTCATGACCCTGACCCTGCGGACGACGCAGGTGCGACACCATGATGAGACTGATACGCAGTTCCTGAATCAGCATACGCAGCCGCGTCACAATCTCGTCGATGGCCTTACGTTCATCACCATTCTCCTGACTGGAGACAACGATGGACAGGTGATCGAGGACGATGTACTTGCAGTCCATGGCCTTCGCCATGTGCCTGACCCTGCCGATGATATTCTCCAGAGAGTTCGACCCGAAGCTGTCGTAGAGGAAGATACGGTCGGTGCCCAGTGTCTGGTCGAAGGCCAGTCGTAGTTCCTCCGGTGTCTTCTCGGTGTCGGGCAGATGGAGCGGCTTGTTGGCAGCCATCGACATAAAGCCGAGGGCTGACCGCTTCGTGGATTCCTCAAGGAACATGCAGCCGATGTTGTCCTCGGTCACGTTGAGAAGGTGGTACATCAGTTCGCGGACGACGGCTGACTTGCCCAGTCCTGATCCGGCGGTGAGCGTTACCAGTTCACCGACACGGATGCCGTAGGTCATCTCCTGTAGGCCGGTGTACGGATACTCTACTGACGGGGTGTCATCATCGGTGGAGACCAAGTCCCAGAGTGACGAGCCACGGACGATACCCTCCGGGGTGAATGGCTGTGCGTTCCACCAGCGTCGGGTGTAATCTTCTACTTTACTCTCGGCCAGATACTCACCGACATCCTTCATCGGGGCGAGGTTGACCACCTTACACTTGTTAGGCTCGAACAGGTTGGCAACGTCCTCGGTGGCACGTTTACCTGCATCGTCGTTGTCGAAGGCCAGATAGATTTCCTCGAACGTGTTCAGGTATTCGAGGTTCTCCTTGACTGCCTTGACCCCGGTGGCTGATGGCATCCCGACGGTCGGCCACTTCGACCCGTTCATCTGGTGTGCGGCCATCGTGTCGATCTCGCCCTCGCAGATGGTGATTGTCTTACCACCGCCGGGGAACAGGTTCATTCCGAACAGGACTGTCTGTCCATTGCCGTCCCATGAGAACGTCTTGTTTCTGAAGTACCGTGTCTTCACCCCGGTCAGGGCACCGTCGCCGTTACGGTACGGGTAGAGGTGGCGGTCGTTGACGTTGTCGATACGGACCCCGAACTTCTCGACAACTGCTGCCGAAATCTTTCGGTCGGCAAGGACGCCACAGGTCAGGCCGTTCAGCATCTCATCCAGACGGGAGGAGTCGTGAACTAGCCGGGGCTTCTGATGTGTTGATTTCATATGAGTTACTACCTCGTGTGCGTGTTCGCCGTCGTATGCGTGTTCGGTCTGACGACAGCTGAAACAGTGGAAGTGTCCGTCTGTGTAGACGGCACCTGCGTCGGACGATCCGCAGAGGTGACACGGGATGTGTGTCTTGACTGGTTCTGAATCACTCATCGTTGCCTCGGAAGAAGATTAAGGTGAATGCAATCGCGCCAACGAGTAGTACAACTGCAAGTGGAATGGCTATGATTTCTGGCATGATCTTGTCTTTGTTGCAGTGCAGCATTATATTTAGGGCAGGAGAATTGCCATGACATTCAGTACTGCCACACTCGTGTTTGATGTCTTCAATGTCGGGGGTCACCGTGGCGGCTCCAACTTTGCCCCCTGCGGGGCCTTCGGACAAAGATTAAAAAGGGAGTAATTCGATATGGAACCGCTCGTGCTACAGACGCTCTTCGGAACGGTCACATTTACTAAGGACAGCTACAGGCTGGACAGCCCTGTCTTCGGACTGGACTTGAACTGGGAGGCACCGGAGTGGTGTACCCTGCCGTCCACCTTCACCCAGACTAAGGGATCGTAGAACTTTCCGTAACGATTCCAGAGCCATCGAGGGTTCCGCACCGGTTTGAAATCCGGGAAGACCCTCGATGCGTTCAACTGTTTCCATTTTGCCATTATAGAATCCTGCTATTTGTCTGTGTAGTTACATCATACTGCTTTTTATCCGGGAGTGTCAATGCAACAGACCAGACCCGGTCCCAGACCTGTTCTCGTGCGTTAATTGACATGGCCGATCTCCTGTCTGACCCGGTCCCTGACCCGGAGCCTGACCCGGAACCTGATACTGTCCCAGACCCGGAGCCTGACCCGGTCATCGACCCGGTCACTGACCCGGTCACTGACCCGGCCCCAGACCCGGCCAAAGACCCGGCTCCAGACCTGTTCTCTCACGTTAATTTGCATCAAGTCCGTACCTCCAGAGACCGCAGAATGTCTTCATCGATGTCGTATGTCCAAGCATTTGCAGACAATGCTGTACCCATCGTTGGTGGGACCGGGAGAGCAAAGCGACGACCTGTCCCACAGACGACACGCAGAAACCGTTCCTTCCCGATGTCTGGAATGTTAACCTCCACCAGAGTCCCGATCAGGGGGTCACTGTCTTCATCAATAACGACCGCTGAGAGTTCTTCAAGAATCGTATCCCAACCGACCATCTCACACGCTGCTCGTCGCTGCTCCAGATCACGGACCGCCAACGCCTCCGCCGGGGACGGTGGTGTGTCAGTCCATTCACCGGGGATGCTCACGCCGTGCCATGAGTAGACAGAGAAACCATCGGAATACCTGACAGCAGGACCAGTCTCGGAGTGTAGGCGATCCTCGTCGTCGAAAAGAATGTATTCGGGACGTTCGTGGATAATGGCCAAGTCATCATACATGGCAATAGGACCACACAACTGACAAAGTTCGATGAAGGGGGTCAGTTCTTCTATCTCCTCGACTAGCCCGACAACTTCCCGGAAGTAGGCGTAGTAGCTGATTGTACCTGCCTCAAAACTTCCCCAGAACATGGCGTCAAGGTCTTGCTTACGCGGACTTGACCGGTACTCGAACCGGGGACGATCCAGACCGGCCTGTTGGTAGGCCCGTCCGACTGCGTCCTCGACACGAGTCCGATCAATAGGGTCTGTTGACAGTCCGTACTCGATCCAGCGTTTCTCGTAGACTTCCAGTTGTGCGTCCTGCTCTGGTGTGAGTTCATTAATTTTAGTCATGATACTAATCCTTTTATTTGAGTGTAGAATATACCCGGAGCCTGACCCGGTCACTGACCCGGTCACTGACCCGGCCAAAGACCCGGCCCCAGACCCGGTCCCAGACCCGGAGCCTGACCCGGTCACTGACCCGGTCACTGACCCGGAACCAGACCCGGCTCCAGACCTGTTCTCTCACGTTAATTGACATGATCTATCTCCTGTCTGACCCGGTCCCAGACCTGTTCCCTGACCCGGTCATCGACCCGGTCACTGACCCGGTCCCAGACCTGTTCCCTGACCCGGTCATCGACCCGGAACCTGATACTGTCCCAGACCCGGAGCCTGACCGGGTCACAGACCCGGCCAAAGACCCGGTCCCAGACCCGGTCCCTGACCTGTTCCCAGACCCGGTCATCGACCCGGCCACTGACCCGGTCACTGACCCGGTCACAGGCCCGGTTCCAGACCCGGCCCCAGACCTGTTCTCGTGCGTTAATTGACATGGCCGATCTCCGGGTCCGGGTCAGTCAGCGGCTCGTCTGAAACCTTCCGAGGTGTACTCACGCTGACGACGCACCTCGTACCGTCCCGGAGATACCCGGAGCGTCTCGTGTGTGTCGTGACTGCGTTCGTGAACGATGTCTGCTGGTGCCTCCACCTCGAAGAAGAGACGGTACAGGTCTTCGTCTCGGGTCTCCTTCGGACGGAAGGCTGTGACACGATCCATGACCATGGTGTGGTTGTGCCCCGTCTCTGAGTGGGCGACAATATACTTACCGCCTTCGGCCTGATACGGCTCGACATCAGCAGGGATTTCGTCGATCCGGGTGATGAGGAAGTCGCCCTGTGCGGCGATACGGTCAAAAGTTTTCATGCTATTCTCCTGTGAATGTACCACTGAAAATGTGGTGCTTGAGTTGTTCCATCTCCCAGACCCAGTCTTTCATGTCTGAGTCTGACGATGCGTAGTATCCGGAACCGTCCGGGCTTGTCCCGATGATAAGTACTTTTGTAAGTCTGTGCTCGACAGCACCGGTCAGGACACGATCCGGTGGTATCGGGACTGTTGTGGTCGCGTTTAACACAACAACATTGTCATCGTCCATAGGTTTTCTCCGTTCCCGATAGGTCCGATCTGGTACTAAATCTGCCTGTCGGCTGCGACAAAGGGAAGAATTGCCCTTTGTTTACTGATGGTTAGGGGTGCGACAATTTGTCCTATTGTGAGGGGGTCGTCGCGGCTGGTACATATCTATGTATCAGGTTTGAGACAAACAGTAATTTCTACTACTGTTTTCCTTTCTCTTCTCTACTGTCTCGTATGTTTATGTTCGGTATCAATCCACCTCATAGACGATGAACATGACCAGTCCTGTCAGGGCCAGTGCCGCTGCCAACCATGGACTCAATAGGAAGGCGTATGGTGCTGCTAATATCATCATCGTTAATCCTATAAAACATTTCAAACGGAATCCCTTTGTCTTATCTGTATGATGGCACAGTCGCCACACAGCAGGTATCCGTGATGCTTCACGACTGCCGCGTTCCGGGCACCACATTCATCACAGTCCGGTATCCATCTATGTCTTGTGTCAGGACTTGTCCCCGTACCACTCTTCGAGGTCGTGGATAAACTGGGCTGCGTCGTGCTCATCAACTGGCCCTCCCGCCACTGATGTTACGTAGCTGTGGTCGTCGGCCTCGTGGGTCTTTGGTTGTGATGTACTCGTAGAGGGAGCGGAGGGAGACTTCGTTGTGGCTCCGTCTGTCTGCTGCCCATCCTCCTGATCCTGCCCTGACCATGTCGATCCTGCCTGAGTATCCGGCGACTTTGATTGCATTGGCTGTCATCCCTGTGAGTTGTGAGGCCATCTTTACGGTGACGTAGTCTGTCGGTACTACTTGTTTCAGGTTGTAACGGCTCATGCTTCTTCCTCGGTGATGTTGATACGGGTGTCTTCTTTGGAGAACATCTTGTGTGTGTACTCATTACCTTCATCATCTGTTGTGGTGATGGTGGTCACCCAGAAGGTGTCGTACTGACGGTGCATGATGTTGATGTTCTCTACTCGGTGGATGTTTGTCTCAATCATCTTCTGTACTCCGTTGCTGGTTGTAATCCGAATGTCTCTACCCAGTACCGCTTCTCTGCGGGGGACAGAGGGCTGTCTTCTATGTAGTCAATCACCTCTGCCCCGTTGTCGTAACCGTGGAGGGTGAAGAGGTCTTCACAGATCAGGTCTTGGTCTGTCCGGTGGACGTTCGTCAGGGGCATTGCTACTGCTAGTGCTACTGCTCGGGATAGTGGCATTCTGCCTCCTTGATAAGTCTGCCGTACTCGCACAGACCCAGACTGTGCTCCCGGACTGCTTCCCAGACTGCATCCTCAAGACGTGTCCCCGGATTGTCCATCAGCTTCATGACGGTGTGTGTTGCGTGTGCGTAACGGTGACTGTCAGGTTTTGTCGTCATCTGTCTTTCCTTTCCGGGTGTATTTTTTCTTGTTCATAATTTTCTTAGGGGCGTAGATTTTATCCATCAGTCTCTTTGCGTAATGGTTTCTCCGCTTTGTCTTTCGTGGCTTTGTCATCGTTCCTCCAGATGAAAGTGAGTAGCTGGTCGAGTGCCAGATACGTTATTATAATGATCATTGCTGATCCTGTCAGCACAATTCCGACGTGTTCAATCATAATTCTTTGTCCATTCATCTTCGGACATCACCCGATCCCCGTACTGGAGGATGTCGTTATTGTAGGTGTCTCCGTACTCCCACGATCCGTAAGTCATGGGTGAACGGGCAGCAACGTACCAGCGTGAGTACTGGATTGTCTTCTCTTTCTCGGGGTGTTGGTACGTCTTCAGGATACGCCATTCCCACCCTTGGGAATTAGTATAGATGGCGTAAGGGTTATCTACTGGTCGTGTCTTTCCGAATGGGGTGCGTGGCATTGTCTTCTCCCGTTGGTGGGTTGTGTGGGTGATTTCCACAGACGCCCGAAGGCGTTTCGGCTGGTTATCAGTCAGCCTCATCAGTGTGGCATCAATCGTGTTTCATGTTCTCAGTCTCCAGCTTCGCTCACCGGTCGCCGCCCAAGTTTTAAGTAGCTTCGGCTCTGAGAAAGACACGGCGTCTATTTCCTCATCGCGCCATTCGTAATCACTGAGATCATGGGCAGCCTTTTCTGCCTGTTCTTGTAAATACGCTAGATCAGTGGGATCATCCATGTCCCGATGAGTTTCCACCGTCACCACAGAACTCTGCTGTATTGTACGGTAGACTTTGATTTCATATTGTTTAGTCATTTTAGTTCTCCAGTTGGTGCCGTATGTTGGTTAAGGTGGGGGTGAGCGGAGTCGAACCGCTCGTTAGGTAGCTGTACCTACCCTGCTGCATTGTACAGACCTCCAGCACGATAGTCGTGCCTTCGTAGGCTCTACAACATTCACTCGCCAGAACCCCCGTAATATCTATTCCTCTTTGGTTTCTTCAATTTGCACAGCTTAATCTATGGTCATAGAAAAGTCTAATGCTATTTCTGCATGGCAGGTATGTCGTCCACGCATGGCTTCTATGTTACTTATAGAATATATGTCGGCCAATCTTGAACAGTCTGGTCAGTCTGTCAGCCCATCCCGGATCGACGTAGTCTGCATGGTAGTGGGTGGCACCATCTGTCACGTCCACACCTACCCGGTGGAGCTTCTCGGCCATCATGGCGTTATGTCTGGCAGCTTCCCATGCAGCACCGGGCGATGGTCTGTCCGGTAATCCGTCACAGTAAAAACTGAACTGACATTTATATTTCACCATATTTCCGTGACTGTCACGCGGTCCTTGGTATATGACATCACAAATATTGTCGGGCCATCGTCTGTCGTATTTTCTATTTATAACAGTCTGACCTACTGCTATCTGTCCCATATCTGGCTCACCTTGTGCTTCAAAGTATATTGCTATGGCAAGACATTCAATCATGGTCGGTCACCGCTCTGGTCACCGCAGCCCTCCTGTTATATATCTTGTGATCAGGCACGTTACGTAGTACCCAACGCTGACCCTCATATTTCTTCTGACGTATAGATCGGGCGTATCTTTTCTGGTATTTGCTGACCTGTTTCTGTCTTTGGGTCATCGTTCTGCCCCATACTTTCTATGTGTTTTTATTTCCCAGCGTTCAGAAATAGGCTCCCCGTCGTCGGCCTCATCAACCACAACGTGCGCCACGGTCCGGAGCACACGCGCAAAGCGGCGCGACCCGTCAGACATGAACACAACGTGCGGAAACTCTGGTGCCCAGTCCCCATCGTCCGTGGTTCTCTCCGCGTACTCGAAAATCGCGCCGGTTTGCTTATGTTTGTAACAACCAATTATAAGACCTTGTCCGGCTTTCCGTTCATCGTTCCAATAGTTTGCATGAGACATTATATTTCCTCTATCCTATTGGGGCGACAACGCGCCGCCCCGTGTTACGGCCTAGCAATCAACCACAAAGCCCGTCTGGTCATGCCTTGCCTTGCCTTTGGCGTATAGCGCGACAACCACGTTGTGATCATCCATGAAGCGCACGTCGCTGTCATCGCCGGGCACAACGTCCAGCCCGTCAAATGTCGCCGGGATGATATCTTTTGATCGAAATACTACCGCAATTCTGTGTCCCATTGCCCGAGCTGTCTGGTAATATTTGGCGTAATCTTTAACGCCAGAATATGAGAAGGTAAGATCGTATACGTCACGGTCCGGGATGATACGATTTGGAATTTTCGTATAGTCGTAAAACTTGGCCCCATATTTAGTGTGCATTTCGACCATAAAATCCCAGATCAATAGTTCCCAACGTGTGTCTGACGTACCGCATAAGCGTATTGCCGGGATCATGTTTTTCTTAATAGATAACAGAACATGAGTGAGAATTTCGCGCTTTAATTGTGCAAGAAACTCGTCGCGGTACTGATTAAAGTAAAGCGTTTTGCGTAACCGCGAAAGCTGGACCGTTGTCATCGCGCCGCGCCCGGCGGTATTAAGACAAGGCCCGTCGCACTGTGCGATCTGTGCCATGGGGCACATATTCACGCCCGATATATCGTGTGGCGATAGATAAAGTATAGCGGTTCGAACACCTATCTTCTCACCCTTAATTGTTTTCGCATCGTTCGAGATGCTAAGCAAATCGCCGGGCCTTTCATCATGCCAACGCTTGGCGCGGAATGCAGCGGTAAGGCCGGGATCAATATTGTCTAAGTTATACATAAGGGATGCCCCTATAATCTAAGGTATGAGCGTGACGGAATTGTCGCGCCCGGTACGAAGAGACTATAGAAAACCACGCCGCATTCCAGCGCAGAGTTTGCATAGCAGCCATGCGCTCACGACATGCCGGGATTGGGCCGCATATATAACGAACGCGCGTAAACACAACGCCGCGTGGATGTCAAACATTAAATTGAGGCGCGACAATCTGACGCAGTTATTCTAATTCACGGAATATATTGGATGTACATGTGACATATTGACGCAGCATAGATGTTCACGTTTTGTTCCACCCGCCACAATTCGTTCACGTTTTGTTCTTCTGCTTTGTTTTGTTCACGTTTTGTTCTTTTGGTCACTGCTCTGGCGAACGAATAATATATATAGTTTTGGTCACTGCTCTGGCGAATGAATAATATATATAGTTTTGGTCACTGCTCTGGCGTACGCATATATATTTTGGTCACTGCTCTGGCGTATGAATAATATATATAGTTTTGGTCACTGCTCTGGCGGGTCGGGATATATACAAGCTGAAAAAAAATAAAAAGAACAAAACGTGAACAAATGAGAACAAAAAAAGGGGACAACCCGAAGGCTGTCCCCAGTTTTATCCGAACAATGCGTATAGCAAGTCCAGAATTTGGTTCAACGTCTCAAGTGTTTCCATTGTTTTCCCTAACTAAACTAGGAGCCGCCACGCGATTAGCGTGACAACCCCTAGAATAATTACCAGTTCGAACAACGCAGCCACTAGGCTGCAAGTTCGGCATAAACCGGATGCGAGAACATCTTCCGCATCCGATCCTGCCGACGGACGAACCCGGCCAGTTTATTTGACCCACGATTGCCATCGGTATGGGTTGCCCAATTCGATACCGAAGAGCGGATCGAAGCAAGGGTTTCACCATAACGCGGAGCCTCCACCATGTGATAGATCGCTTTGATCTTATCACCGACGGTTTCAGCGTTCCGTTTCCGATCCTCGACTGGGGTGTTGTCGGTGATCGCATCGATCACCTCGAACGCCTGACGTCGCGGAACCATTGTTTGCATCGCACGCTCGAACGCATCGAAATACGTCGAGGTGTTCTGCAACGCGGCCCGAGCATCCACCGGAAGACGCAACCCGTAGCGGCCTTTCTGACGAACCTTAAAATACCCGCCACCGACCATCGGCAATTCGCAATTCAGGCAAACCATCGTAGTGAACGATGACGCCCCGGCGATTGCCATGGTCCCATCGGTTCCGAACGATAACGCCACGCCCATCTGGAGGCGCGTCGTGCGACCATCGCGCAACGTTACCTGTCGTGACCGGGAAGGGTCAGTGGACTGGCTGGTGGCGATCAGATGAACTTGCCGTCCTCCGTTACCGATCCGCGTTGATAGCGCAGCGGTTTCAGGATCGAGTAGATCACCCAGACCCGCGTCGACCATCTCGCGGCCCCATGTTGAAAGCACATGGCGCGGTGAAAGATTGTCGCGGGTATCACTGGCGGACACCATGTTGATCGCCTTCCGATCCCCATCCGGGAATTCGGCATAGCGGATCACCTGATCCGTTCCCAGACTGTAGGGAACTTCCGCCTCGCCGATCGAATAATCGATCGCCGGGTTCAGATAGGACAGGCTACCAGTGTCATCAAATTTTACGATATCCATTTGTATCTCCTCAATGGATATTGCCGGATCACACAAAAGGCGGACGCGGAATGCGTCGTGCCCCGGTGATCCGGTTCCTTTGAAATATTCACAATGTCCAACATCGAAGGCCGTTCCGGATCGGCCACCACCAGAACTCCAGAACGCAATGTCCTTGAAGCACACCGGACGGATTAACTCAAATAAAAAATAAAATCTTTTCGCTTGACCCGGCGACTGGATCCGTGGCAGCCGATGGCGAAAATAATTGTTGACAGGCTGGTGAAGATGTGCCTTGGACAGTCTGGAACCGTTCTAAAGACCGCCACATTTTGTTCACGTTTTGTTCTTTTCGGGAGGGGGAGGGAAAAATTTGGCCCGTCCCTATGTATATATAAAAGGCACCTCAGAAAAATTTTTCAAAAAAATCAGACTTGGTATTACATCAGTTTTGTGTAATATACGCCCCCCAATCTCCTTGTCTGTGTCGTCCCATCAGGATATCCTCAGTCTATGAGCAATCGCATCTCCAAGGGCCGCTACGGCGACGACAATGATCCAAAGATTATCGAGGCAGAACGCCGCCGTCTTGAGACGGATGAGCAGTTCAACCAGCTGCCCGAGTTTATGTCTCGGCCCGAGGCCTACAACGATCCGAAGGATAAGCGTCGTCGTATGCAGATGTCGGTTCTCCCCTTTCGTCTGTCGCCTATGCAATATAAATTTGCCTATGAGTTCATAGAGACGGGCGATGCCTACAACGCATACATCAACGCCGGGTACTCCATCAACGGCAAAAAGCCGTTTCAGATTCGAGGCAAGGCCAAGGAACTGTTGTCGGTCCCGAAAATTAACGCCTTTGTCGAACACATCAGGGAAAAAGCAATGGAAAAGCTAGTCATCAACATCGACGACATCGTCGATAAGTTTCTCACCACCTACAATCAGGCAATGGCCTCGGAAGATTTTACTAATGCTAACCGTGCACTGGAGAATCTGGGTAAACACCTCGGCATGTTTGTCGAGAAGGCACTGATCGAACAGAAGATCACCATGTCTGCGGAGCAACTCGACGCCGAAATCGCCAAGTATCAGGGCATTATCGATGCAGCTATCCAGCAGCCAGTCAAGCACTGAGGCGGAGCGTCCCGAGGTCCTCCTCGCACTGATGAAGGCCCGTGCTGCACAGGCAGCACACGACGATTTCGCCTCCTACGTCAGGATGATGGCCCCGCTGATTGTCCCGGACTTCCGATGGGGACGACATATCGACATTATTTGTCGTGAATTGCAGCGTTGTGTCGATCAGGGCGGACAGCGCATCATGGTTTTTCTCCCACCACGGTCGTCCAAGTCCCTGATCTCGTCCAGATTGTTCCCGTCGTGGTACATGGGACGCAATCCTGCCCACGAAATCCTCACCATCAGCCATAATGAGCAGCTATCCTCGGACTTTGGCCGGTCTGTCCGCGATCTGGTGGCAACTGGAGAGTTTGAGGAGGTATTTGACGGGGTTCGTCTACGGAAAGACGCCAAGGCTGCGGGTAAATGGAAGACAAACAAGGGTGGATCGTACTTCTCGGCTGGTGTTAAGTCTCAGATTGCCGGTCGCGGTGCCCACGTAGCCATTATTGATGATGCAATGTCTGAGGAGGATGCTTTCTCCGATTCCGGGCGCGAATACATCAAGAATTGGTACCCGTCAGGCCTCCGAACCCGTCTGATGCCCGGTGGGTCCATCGTCATTATCAACACCCGCTACCACGACGACGATCTCTGCGGGTGGCTACTGCGAAATCAGGGCAATGAGGAGGTGGAGACACAAAAATGGAAGGTCATCAAGATACCTGCATGGGTCGATGACGAGGCGTCTGATCTCCTCGGACTCCCGGTCGGGTCGTCGTATTTCCCCGAATGGAAGACAGACGAACTGCTCCGTCAGGACGAGGCAGAGATCAGGTCAAACAACGGTGCCAAGTACTGGCAGTCGCTCTACATGCAGAACCCGACGCCAGACGACGGCGGTATCATCAAGATGGGCTACCTCCAGCCGTGGAAGGATTCGGACCCACCCGACTGTGAATTTGTCGTCCAGACACTCGACACCGCCTTCAGTACCAGACAGACCGCCGACGAATCGGTAATCCAGACATGGGGCATATTCCACCAAGCCCAGACCGACTCGGCAGGACTGGAACATATTGTCGCCAACATAATCCTGCTCGGCAACGAACACGGGCGGTGGGAGTACCCAGAACTACGTGCCCTTGCACAGGAGGAGTACGACCACCACAGACCTGATCTGATGATTGTCGAGAAGAAAGCGTCCGGTCAATCACTGATTCAAGACCTGCGTCGTGCCGGACTGCCAATCATGGAGTACAACCCTGACCGCGACAAAGTATCGCGTGTCAACGCAGTGACCCCGCTGATGGAGTCTGGTCGCGTCTGGATACCGGCAGATCGGCAGTGGGCAGACGACCTACTCAATCAGGCACTACGGTTCCCCGGCGGTAAGCACGACGACATGGTAGATGCCATGGCAATGGCAGTGCTGTACATGAAAGACTCGTGGCGAGTCGAACACCCCGACGATCCGGAATGGGAAGACGAGGCACCACGGAAACGGCGGGGCGGTTATTGGGTACTCCCCGGCTCCGGCGTATAATTTGGCGCATGGCTGACGATATCAGAGAACTGAATGCATTGATTGCAGACTACGGTCGGGAGTTTCAATCTCCGGCCTCTGATCGTCGCAATTCTGAAGATAAAACATTTAGCCAAAAGACTCAAGAATTTCTTAGAGACACAGGACTAGACCCAGCCTATAAATTTTATCTTATGTCGATGATTGATAAGGCTCAACACAAAATTTCCGACGTTTTTGGAAACTCTAAAGGAACTGCCACTTTTACCGAGGCTCTTTTGTCTCCTGAAGAATTAGCCGTTTTAGATAAAGTAGCCTATGACCGTCTACGCAGAGGCAAAAAAAGTATCTCTAAAAAGGAATGGTTTATGGATGATGATCTTGCTGATATAGACCACACGCATAGATTTTATCCAACCCTTGGAGCGGTAAACATAGTTGGAGAAGATGCTGACAACACTTACTATGAAGATACGTATGATTTTGGATATCCTTCTCTTGAAAAGCAAGGCGGAATATTGGGCTTACTGAGCCGAAACAATGAATACACCAACCACTTGTTGGACAATTATAAAAATTATGATTTTTCGGGCAACGTCCAGTTAGCAGCATCAGCACTTGCCCCGCTGTTGTCGTACACTGAATCCGACACTCGTGCCCCCCGCGTAAGAATTGCTGTACCCAAAGCTGCTCCGGGAGTAGTCTACAGCAAGAATCCAGATAAAGATTTGAAGAAATACAGGTCTGGTGGTAGCATCCAGCGTAATCCGTACAACTACGAACCGAAGGCAATCTGATGTCACTCGTTGAAAATTATGGACCGAACATTCCTATGGGAGTAGCAGAAGAACTCGAAGACGGTGACCTCTCCGGCCTCCCCCAAGAACCCGAGTTCGAGATGGAGATGGATGACATCGACATCGAAGGGATGAGCCTGTCCCCGGAAGACATGGATTTTATGTCGGCCATGCAAGACGAAGTTGTCGCAGAAATTGAAATCCCACACTTTGCCAACCTTGCCGAATATCTTGGCGATGAAGAACTATCAAATGTTGCTGAGAAAGTCATCGAAGGATTTGATGCCGACAAGGACAGCCGCTCCGAATGGGACGAGACATTGACCCGTGGTCTTGATCTTCTCGGCCTGAAGTTTGAGGAGACCGGCACTGCATTCGACGGATCGTGTGCGGCAACACATCCGCTGATCATCGAGTCGGCAGTCAAGTTCCAGTCGAAGGCATCTCAGGAGATTCTTCCTGCCAACGGCCCTGTCCGCACACAGATCATCGGTGATCCTGACAGTCAGATTGTCCAGCAGTCCAACCGTGTCCGTCGGTTCATGAACTATGAACTGACAGAGATGATGCCCGAGTACTTCGACGAGATGGAGCGGATGCTCTTTCACCTCCCGATTGTCGGCTCTGCAATCGTCAAGATGTACTACGACGGCGGTCTGGAACGACCGACTGCCGAACACATCCCGATTGATCAGTTCTATGTCAACTACTCGGCAACTGACCTACGTCGTGCCGACCGGTACACCCACATCATCTACAAGTCCCCGGTCGATATCCGCCGCGACATCTCAGCAGGAATGTACCGCGATGTCGAAGACCTGTCCGACAGCCCGGACAGCAGCAGATCAGACAATGAGATTTCGTCAAAGATTGACGAGATTATGGGACTCAGCGGCAACAACTCCGAAGACCCGGAGTACACCCTCCTCGAACAGCATGTCTTCCTCGAACTCGAAGACGACGACATGCCGTATCCCTACATCGTGACAGTCGAGGAATCCTCGCGGCAGGTTCTGTCTCTCCGTCGCAACTATCGTGAAGATGATCCCCGTGCCGAGAAGATGATTCACTTCACCCACTATCGTTTTGTCCCCGGCTTCGGCTTCTACGGCCTCGGCCTGATCCACCTGATCGGTAACCTGACCATGACGGCAACGTCGGCCATGAGGGCACTCGTCGATGCCGGACAGTTCGCCAACCTTCCCGGCGGATTTAAGGCGAAGGGTGTCCGGGTTGTCGGCGATAACGACCCGATCAGCCCCGGTGAGTTCAAGGAAGTAGAGGCACTCGGCATGGACCTGAACAAGGCCATCGTCAACCTGCCGTACAAAGAACCTTCCCAGACACTCTTCCAGCTGCTCGGCTTTGTCTCCGGCGCGGCAGAAAAGTTTGCCGATCAGACCGATCAGGTCATCAATGATTCGACTAACTACGGTCCTGTCGGGACAACCATGGCCTTGCTAGAAGCATCTGCCAAGTTCTTTACAGCAGTCCACAAGCGTCTCCACCACGCCCAGCGTCAGCAGTTCAAGATTCTGGCCCAGATCAATGAGACGTTTGTCCCGGTAAACGGCTATCCGTACGCCACACCAGAGGGAGACATGACCATCTTCCAGCAGGATTTTGATGGTCGTGTGGACGTTCTCCCCGTCTCGGACCCGAACATCCCGAGCCGTGCCCACCGCCTGTCCTTGGCAAGTCTGGCCCTCCAGTTGGCAGCACAGACACCGTCAGGTACGTTCAATACTCGCGAACTTGTCCGTCAGGTTCTTGAGGCAGCAGACTTCCCGAACATTGACCAGATCATCACGTCGCCGCAACAGGCACAGCCTCTCGACCCGATGTCGGACCTGTTGATGGCGACAAAAGGAATGCCGATTGCCGCGTTCCCCGGTCAGGATCACGAAGCGCACATCAAGGTAAAGACGCTGTTCCTGCAAGACCCAACCTCTGGCGGGGCAGAGTCCATGAAACAGTACGTTCCGGCTATTCAGGCCAATATCCGCGAACACACCATGATGCGGTACAAAACGCAGGTTGAAGGTGTTGTTGCCCAGACGGTGCCGCAGGAACAGTACCAGACGGCTGTCCAGCAGGGTCTTCAGGAGGCAATTATTGCTGACGCCGCCGCGCAGGTATCTCAGGCTAATCAAGCCGTGGCCGGTCAGGGTAGTCCGGAACAGCAGCTTCTCCAGATAGAAATGGAAAAACTACAGATGGAGAAAGAACGTCTGGGCATCGACGCAGCCAAGGATGCTGCCGACATTACTATCAAGAATCGTAAACTCGATCTACAAGACGAGAAACAACTAGCGGATGCTTTCCGAGACGGAGTTAAAATAAATACCAACGTAGATCAGCAGGAAAAAGACCGAAACGAAGAATCGGTTCAACACGCTCTCGAACTACTGGCTGATCTTGCCAAGCAGGGCGTTTCATAATAAATTGAGTTAAGGAGATAAATATGGCAATTCAAGATGATGTATCAAACTTTTTTGATCGGATGTTAGAATCTGGTCGGCAAGACGCCGGGCGTACATCTCGGGCAATCAGTGTTCTTCCAGAACTAGACGGGCGTGTCCGATCAAGTCTGGAAATGTATTATCAGCCAGAGCAGTACGGGTCTCTTGAAGAAGCCATGCGATTTGATCCGTCACTTGTGGATCGTGTTATGGAAGCATACGACCAACAGGCAGGTGGTCTTCTCGGCGCGGATACTTATCCTGACGCAACAATGCCCGATACATCTGGAGCAGTTCCTCGACCCCGTCCGACGGTCCCACAGCCTGTTTATCCTACCCCACAGCCTGTTTATCCTACCAACAATCCCACGTTAGGTCTTACCGATGCAGAATTGTACCAGTTCGAATCGGTACCTTATGCCCGTGCTAACGAAGTTCAGACGCTTGGAGATCGGACTGCTGTAATGCGGGGCGAACCAAATCGCGGGGGTGTCTCGATGGCAGGACTGGCATCCGAAGAGATGATTGACAATTTCAACGACAAGCAAAGAGCAGCCTATGCACGACTGATCCGAGACATGGCTGGAGCATCTGGCGCTGCCAATATGCGACCAGACGGCGCTGAACCCCGATCTGCCTTAGTTAATTCTCAGATTCAGGCCGTAATAGATCGTGAGCGAGGCGCACCACGAGGACGTGTCGGAGATCAGGCAACAGCAGACGACGAAAAAGCCGCTATTAAGTTTGGCTCGTTGGCCGCTCCCGGTACAGCCGGTGCAGTTCGAGGCGCACAAGTAGCACAGCGTTTAGGAGGTCTCCGTGCCCTGTTAAACCGCATCGGTATTGGCAATCTGTCGAAAGCCCGACAGGCCACAAACCAGACGCAGTATCCGATTGGTGTTACATCCCGTTTTGCAAAAAAACCGATCGGAACAAAGCCAATGCGTGATCCTTCTGGACGGTTTATTGCTCCCCGAGACTACGGCCCACAGCCGCTTCCCTATGGTCCGCAGCCGCTAGGTACTGTCAGAACTCCTGCCCAAATTCGGACACAGCAGCTTCTCGATGCAGCCCGTCGTGCCCCCGGCGGATATGCCGATGGTGGTCGTCTTCGCGACGGCGTCATGGGCGTCTACGACCTTATGTAATATGGTAAAAAAGAAACGACAGGCGAAAATACAAAAGGTCATGCGCGAGTTTGCCGAAGGTCGTCTGAAGTCTGGTGGTTCTGGCAAGACAGTCACGAATCCAAAACAAGCATATGCAATCGCCAACTCAGGGGCGAACGCATTAAAAGCAGCAAAGGGCGGACGCCTGTGTCGTGGATACGGTGCCGCCAGAATGCCAAAGAATGGAGTAGCCTGATGGCTGACAAACAACCAAGTCAAGCAGACGTTAATGAAGCTATGGGCATCAATACGACACCCGATAGCAACGAGTTCGACAAAAACTATGCGAAGCGTGTACTAGACAACGCCACGAAAGAGCAGAAAGATACAGCGCGTGAAGAACTAAATGTTATGACCCGGTCGGGCGGCGGCAATATGCGGTCCTATCGCGGCTACCGCAACGCCCGTCAAGGATAAGGAGATCACCATGGCAAAAGGCAACAAATCTTACGGCGACACCGCCAAGATTCCGCAGAACGACTTCAGTGTCCGTGCGGAACGTGAAGTTCTTCGGAACTCCGACAAGTCTACTTACCAGATCAAGAAAGGTAAGTAGTGCCTCCCCAGCCCAGACCAAAGCCGACCGCGCCCTCCAGACTGGAGAATCTCGGGTACGGTCTGGGCGATGTGGAGTACCTGTCGGAACTATACCCGTACATCAAAGATGACCCCCTAGCCCGGCTGGGACTACAGGGCTTTGACCGGGGGCAGACCCGGAGAGGTCTTGCTGATCTTATCGACACCGACCCGGAACACAAAAAGCGGTACTCCGGATCGACCGTACGGGGGACGTACAGACCATCGGAGGACTCCATCTATGTCGGGACCACTGATGCACCGGACTGGTACAACCAGAAATACTGGTCCGGTCTCCCGATAGCGGCGCACGAACTACGTCATCGTGGGACATACATGTCCGGGCTTATCGGGATTGACGCCACACAGGCAGAGAAAGACCGGATGCATAGGAAATTTGATGTCTATGATAGCGAGGCGCTTCTCAATAAGTACGGGGACGACGGCATCCCTGACTTGGACACCCTACTACTCAGGTCAAACGGCATAGGCAGTATTTACGGACGTACCGGCCTGAATGTCCGGAGGAGTGCCCACGGACTTGATGATATGGATGCTGTCGGTCAGGAAGAACTTGATCGACGCGGTGTCCCCCCACAGATCGATAAAGCAGAGCAACAAAGAAGCAGCTTTATCGATTCAATGCTGAGAACCCTACTTAATCTGAAGTAACCCGTCTTTCCCACGTAACGGAGAACCTATGTATTTCGAAGACATCAAGAAACAAATAGAAGCCCAGATTGTGGAGTACGAAAAACTCCTTGGGTCTGGAGCACCAGAAGACTATTCTGCCTATCGTCAATACGTAGGCACCATCTCAGGATTGAAATGGTGTCGGGATTTGGTCGCACAAATCCAGAAACGTACAGCGGAAGGAGAAGACGATTAATGGTCATGGAACCAAAAATGGCAGGTGCCATCAGTAACGCCGATTGGGCACAGGACGAAGACATTGCGGACCCGTCCCCGCTCCCCACAATCCCCGGATACCGACTCCTTATCAGGCCTCTGAAAGTTCAGGGCAAGACGAAGGGTTCTATCCTACTCCCAGATTCATTCCAAGATGACATCAACTACCTGACCACTGTTGGCCGTGTACTGGCCGTCGGTGATCTTGCCTATCGGGACGACGAAAAGTTTCCTCTCGGCCCGTGGTGTCAGGTAGGCGATTTTGTCTGCTACGGAAAGATGAACGGAAACAAACTTCGATATAAGGGCGTAAACCTTATCATGCTTTACGATGACCAGATCATCATGAAGATTGAAGACCCTTCGGATGTTGATCCGATGTTTAACATCGCCTCATAGGCGTAAATTATGGAGGAATCGGTCATGGCCGATGATGACTGGAATGAAGTTGATGTCGAAGCTGCACGTGAGGACAGCGACGACAAAGTAGAGTATGAAGTTGAGGAGACAGCTACAGAAGAGAAAGCTAAACCTGTACAGGCTGTCGATGAGTCTGAAGATACAGATGAGGCTTTCGTCGAGGTGGACGAGTCCGCCCCCGATCCTGATCCTGTCGAAGCTGCTCCGGAACTTGAAGGCGTTGACACCGACGGGGCACAGAAACGAATCCGACAGCTGGTCCGGCAGCGTAAGGAACGCGAAGAGCAGATCATTGCCCAGCAGCAGGAACTGGCCACACTACAGGCCCAACTGCAAAACACGGAGCATAAAAATGCCGAGGTCTTTAAGAAAAACTATGACGTTACTGAACGACAGCTTCAGGAAAAGTCTGAGATGGCTCGGTCAGCGTATCTTCGAGCCTACGATGACGGCGACAAAGAAGCTATGTTGGCCGCTCAAGAAGCTATGTTCGATGCCAAGCAGAATATCAGCTTGGTCCGGCAGGGTCGTCAAGACGTTGAGAAGTATTCTACCGACCTTGTAAAACAGGCCGAGGCCTATAATAATCAGATAGCTGCTGTCCAACAACAGCCACAGCCAGACGATGGTGCCATTGAGTGGGCCGAAAACAATAAGTGGTTCGGTCAGGATCAGGTAGCAACGGCGGCGGCACTTGCAATTGATGCCCAACTAAAGAACGAAGGCTGGGACACAGGAAGTACAGATTTCTATCAGGAAGTTGATAAGCGACTAAGTGCTGAACTTCCTAACAAGTTCGGGGCTGCTCCTGCCTCGTCACCCAAGGAGCAAGTGGTAGGGGGACAGTCGCGTAAGTCTCCCGATTCTACCGGCGGCAAGAAAGGTAATCGTAAGGTCAAGCTGACCCGTGACGATATCGAACTTGCCAAGAAGTGGAACATCCCACTTGAGCGGTACGCCAAAGAAAAGGCGAAGGCCGAAAAAGCGACGGCGACGGGCGACTATACGTCCATCAATGTCGGTTAACGCGGAGGACGAAAACATGAGTGAAAGTAAAACACGTACGAGTCGAGTTGATGGTGGTCGCAAGACCGAAGAACGATTTGATGATGAGTTCACCGAACCTAATTGGTTGTCAATTCCCGATTCTGTAATTGACCGGTTCAAAGATCAAGGCCTAGTACTTCGCTGGGTCCGTATTATGATCAACGGACAGGACGACTATAAGAACGTAGGCGACCGACAGAACGACGGGTGGACATTTGTCGAACCGAACGATGTGCCAGAGATGATGGCTAATTCTCGTGTCGTGGACGAGGGCCGATTTGAAGGTTGCATTGTCCGTGGTGACGTTGCTCTCGCAAAAGCTTCTGCCAAGCGTATGCAAAGCAGACAGGAGTTCTACGAGAACCGATCCCGGACGATGATGGATAACGTAAATGCTCAGTTGATGCGTCAGTCAAACTCAGCAATGCCGATCCATAACACCTCCAAGTCATCTGTAACCAAGGGAAGGACGCCTTCCTTTAATGACTAAGGAGTAACATTATGGCTTTGTCGAAAGCACTTAATGGCTTCGTCCCCTCGCGTCGTCGTGGTTCTGGTGTGAACAGCACCGGCACCAGCCGTTACCGTGTTGCCAATGCGTTTGGCAGCGATATTTTCTACGGCGACCTCGTGAAGTTGGACGGTGGCTTTATTGAAGTAATTACCACCACCACGAACTATGCCGCCGGTGTGTTTCAGGGTTGTGAGTACATTGATCCGGTTTCCAAACAGCCGGTATTTTCCAACTACTTTCCGTCGGGTGTCTCCTCGGCGGTTGGTAATGTTACGGCATTCGTTGTTGACGATCCTGCCGCAACTTATCTTGTTCAGGCCGACGCCTCCGTGTCCGTTGGCGACGTTAACCTGAACTTTGACGTGACGCTCGGCGCAGGTTCTGCCGTTACCGGTGTTTCCGGTTTTGGTATTATTGCTACGTCTCGCGTTGAAACCACCGCGATGGTCCGTGTCCTCGATGTCTGGGGTGAGCCGGGTAACGCCTTCTCGGATGCAAATCCGAAAGTCGAAGTCCGTATCGTCCAGCATGTTGACGCTGACGTATCTTCGCACGACGCATAGGGGAGTAATTAACAATGGCTATTAATCGCAGTAATATCGCAAAGGAACTGCTCCCCGGTCTTAACGCCGTCTTCGGTGTTGAGTACGGTGACGTAAATGATGAGCATGTTCCTCTGTTCGACGCCGAGAACTCAGACCGCAGCTTTGAAGAGGAAGTTCTCTTCACCGGCTTCGGCTCGGCTCCGACCAAGACCGAAGGTTCGGCTGTTCAGTTTGACACTGCACAGGAATCGTACACCGCTCGGTACAACCACGAGACTGTCGCTCTCGCCTTCTCAGTCACTGAGGAAGCTATGGAAGACAATCTGTACGACACCTTCTCGAAGGTTCGTGCCCGTGGTCTGGCCCGTGCTATGGCGAATACCAAGCAGGTGAAAGCTGCCGACATCTTCAACAACGGCTTCGCGGCTGGTGACTATGCCATCGGTGATGGTCTGGCGTTCTTCAGCGCCTCGCACCCCACCATTGGTGACGGTACCCAGTCCAACCTTGCCGCTGCTTCGGACCTGTCCGAGGCTGCTCTTGAGACCATTCTCACGAACATCCAGCTTATCAAGGATGATCGTGGTATTCTGATCGGTGCGGGTGCAGCGTCTCTGCACATCCCACCGGCTCTCCAGTTTACCGCCGAGAAGATTCTCATGTCGCCGGGTTCGACGAACGGCACGAATAACTATGCCAAGAACGACATCAACGCCATTCGTGCGATGGGTGCTGTTCCGGGCGGTTACTTCGTCAACCGTCGTTTCACCGACACGAACGGCTATTTCGTCAAGACTGATGTCCCGAACGGTGCGAAAATGTTCAACCGTACGCCGCTTCAGACGAAGATGGAAGAAGACTTCGACACGGGTAACCTCCGGTTCAAGGCTCGGGAGCGTTATAGCTTCGGTGTCTCTGACTGGCGCGGTTACTTCGGCTCGGCAGGTAGCTAAGAGTTACTTGTTAAGCGGATTTCCGTGTGTGATAATTGGGGAGGCTGGGAAACTGGTCTCCCCTTTTTATAAGACCTGTCAGGTCGGGAGAATTAAATGTCAACAAATATCAATTATGCTTATGCAGCAGCAACTGCCACGGGGGATGCTGCCGGTCTTACAAAACCCATGTTAAAAGTACAGGATGATGTGTCGTTGTCTGACACACGTATTCAGGGAGTCCATGCTACTGGTGTTGGTGTTTTTACTATTTCAGACGAAAACGCCACAAAGATTAAATTTAATAGTGTAGCAGACGCCGAGATTTATATTGCTGATTCTGGGGTACGTTTTGACGGTGCAGTTACAGTAGTCATGCCAACCACCGCCTCTACCGTTGCTGTTCAGTACGGCTAATGGCTATTGATTATCGCGGCGAGAAGTTCTCCGGATACAATAAACCGAAAAAGAGGAAAAATGTCCGCCGCCTACTGGGCAGATAAGGTTAAATGGTAAACTCATGGATAGTATCAATCTTCCTATTGCCACCGTTGTTATCATTCTCATCCAACTCGGGGGCGGTATCTGGTTTGGATCAAACATATCATCTCGCGTCTCCGCAGTTGAAAATAGACTTGAATCCTCAGAAATTCTGCCTGTCGGATCAGCGGGTAAAATTTCGGAGATGTCTGACCGACTCGCCCGTATTGAGACTAAGCTGGAGCTTCTGATGGAATTTAATAAGTAATAAAGAGATATAGAAAATGACCTATGTTTTTATTATTGTAACGATGTATGCAGGTTTAATTCACGAAATTACAACCACTGGATTTCCTAGCGAAGAGACTTGTTACGAATACGCGGCAGGAGCGTTAACCGCATTTAACTCAGTTGGTCATAAAATTATTCAGGCCGACTGTCGGCTTATAGATAAAGAAGCATGACAATGGCTATGAAACCCCGGATGAAGAAAAAGACTATGATGCGCGGCGGCGGTAAAGTAAAGTCTCCGAAGAAAATGATGCGTGGAGGCAGTCCCGGTGCAAAGAAAAAGACCCGTAAGTGATTACATTCTCGATATTCAAAAATGGACCCGTGAAGTTCTGTCTGTCCCTTCTGAAGAGTTGGGCGGACAGCCTCCGTGCCCTTACGCACAAGGCGCATGGGATGCTGGACTTGTCGCTGTCGGTATTTGCCACAGTCTGGATGATGTCACTGACGCTCTTGATTTTTTTCCCGCTAGTAGTAGTGATGTTTTCATCGCTGTTCTTCCTGATGTTGAAAGACCTTCTGCTGAAGAACTGGCCCGTTATGTGGAAGAAAAGAACACAGGTCTGGTGGCAGAAGACATGTGGCTTATGGCGTACCACCCAGAAGACGATCCATCCGAATACGGACTAGACTATCTGGACGCCGACTGGGAACCTATTGTCCCTGAAGACTACGCCATGGTCTTCGTTCAACAACTTTCGAAGTTGACTGCTGCATCCTATAATTTGGAGAAGCAGGGCTACTACGACGAGTGCCCATGGAAGACGTACCGCGATCTCGTCCATCGCCGTAACGAAAAGGCGATTCAGCATGGCAAGTTCAGGCCAGACGACATTTGATCTTGCAATAGACGACGTAATTGAACAGGCCTTCGAGCAGATCGGTGGTCAACCGATTAGTGGTGAGGAGTCCCGGTCGGCACGTATTGCACTGAATCTGCTGCTGACCGAGTGGCAGAATCGGGGCGTCCTGCTCTGGAAACTGGCCGACACCCCGGTGACTCTTTCTACTAACCAGACATCTTACACGCTCGACACCCCAATTATCGACAGTCTTCAGACGACTATTGAAGTTGACAGCAATGATCTGGAGATGAACCGGATTACCTATCAGGACTATATGAAGCTGCCGGACAAGACACAGACCGGTCGTCCGACACAGTTTGCATTTCTTCGTGGCAAGGACCGCGTTACCATGTATGTCTGGCCGTCGCCGGATCAGACCTATACGATGAACCTTCTGGCAATGACGCGGGTTCAGGATGTAACGGCCTCGGCGGTTCAGACCGCTGATCTGCCGTTCCGATTCCTGCCCCCGCTGGTAGACGGTCTGGCCTACAAGATGTCGATGCGTCGTCCCGGCATTGACCCATCGAAGATCAGTTTTCTGAAGCAGCAGTACGAGGAGACGTTTGCCTTTGCTCTTGAGGAGGATCGTCAGCGTACGTCTATGTTTATTAGGCCGAGGCTGGGTAGTCTCTGATGGCAACGGGTCGTCGCTCTAATGCTATTTGCGACCGCTGCGGTTTTCGGTGCAAGTACATTGAATTGCGTAACGAAGTAGAGGTTGGTGTCTGGGTCTGCCCAGAATGTTTTGACGGGGCGTACAATAGGGTAAACCATCCGCAGAACATGACGAACGTAGACACAACAGATGATCCCAGTCTCGACCATCCGCGTCCCGACACGACTGCTGACACATCTGCAACTGACGGAAGCTGGACACCAGACGACAGTTCACCCGCATATCATAATGGACAGGCATAGCCATGGCACTCTCATATTCACAGCTACGGACCAACATTATTGAGTCCACCGAGAACGACGGCACCGAGTTTGCCGGTCAGATCGACCAGTTCATTGCACGAGCCGAGGCGCGTCTGACCATTGACATCGACGATGCCGGACTTACTCAGCATCAGTATTCGCAGCTTGTCGCATCCGACGCATTTCTCGGATTGCCGACAGGATTTACCATCGTTGAATCTGCAAACATTACCGCCAACGGGACACGAATTAATCTGCTGAACCGTAACGTAGACTTCATTGCAGACTACTGGCCTGTCCGTACATCTACTGGTACCCCTAAATACTACGGTCTTTGGGACGACAATACGATCATCGTGGCCCCTACTCCGGTATCGGCATTTAACATTGAACTTGCTTTTGTCGCCGCACCTACAGCACTAACATCAGCAACCCCGACAAACTACTACACGGCAGAGACGCCCAACGCCCTGTTTTATGCGTCAATGGTCGAGGCAGAACTGTTCAATAAGAACTACGAAGTTGTTAAACTTTGGACCGAACTCTATACTAAGGAAATTGAATTGCTCCGTAACCGTGCCCGTCGTGCCCGTCGTGACGATCTGGAGCCGCACAACCAACAGGCCAATAACGCCAATACACTTACCGGAGGCCCGTAATGGCTATTACTTCAGGCATTTGTATCAGCTTCAAGAAGGAGATTCTCCTCGGTGAGCATGATCTTGATACCGACGCGATTAAACTTGCCCTCTATACGTCTGCGGCCTCGCTCTCCGACGGCACGGTTGCTTACACAGCAACTAACGAAGCTACCGGAACGGGATACTCGGCAGGTGGCGTGACGCTGACCGGCATTGACGTGACCACGGACTCGTCGGTTGCGGTTGTCTCCATCACCGACGCGGTCGTGTCTGCGGCGACAATCACTGCCCGAGGTGCCCTCATCTATAACTCGACTCAGGCAGACAAAGCTATTGCAGTCTTCGACTTCGGTGCAGATAAATCTTCATCGAACGGTGACTTTACGATTCAGTTCCCGGCTGCTGCTGCGGCAACAGCAATTATCCGCATCCAGTCTTCGTAGGTCTGACCCATGGCACTGGTTCTTAAAGACAGGGTCAAGGAACAAACCACGACCACCGGTACTGGCACGATTACACTCGGCGGGACTGTCTCCGGGTTTGAATCGTTTGCAGCAGTTGGCGACGGCAACACGACATACTATGCCATTGTCAATCCATCTGCTGATGAATGGGAGGTCGGCCTCGGTACGTACACCGCCGCCGGTACTCTGCTGTCCCGCGACACGATCCTTGAATCTTCTAACTCTGACGCTGCCGTAAACTTTTCGGCAGGGACGAAGGATGTCTTTGTCACGTACCCGTCCGACAAGGCCGTCTATGCCGACGCAGCCGGGGAGGTGTCGGTCACCCGTGCGACGTCTGCAACCTTCGCCGCTTCTGCTACGTTTGCCACATCAGCAACTAATGCTACAACGGCGGTGTCAGCAACTAACGCAACGTCTGCCACGTTTGCCACATCAGCAACCCGTGCAACATCGGCTACCTTCGCAACGTCAGCTACTGAAGCAGCAACTGCTATATTTGCCACGTCGGCTACCAATGCAACAACAGCTGTGTCGGCTACCAACGCAACGTCAGCTACGTTTGCCACGTCAGCAACTCGTGCAACATCGGCTACGTTTGCCACGTCAGCTACTGAAGCGGCAACTGCAATCTTTGCCACGTCGGCTACCAACGCAACGACAGCTGTATCGGCTACCAACGCAACGTCTGCCACGTTTGCCACGTCGGCTACCAATGCAACAACAGCTGTGTCGGCTACCAACGCAACGTCTGCCACGTTTGCCACGTCAGCGACCAATGCAACAAACGCTGTCAATCTTGCAGGTGGAACTGTTTCAGCCACAGCCGGTACGTTTTCAACATCATTAAAAGTAGGCGGAACATCGCCAGATAAACAGTTTGAGATTACACAATCTGCCCGTGCCGCGATTACCACGCTAACTGACGCAGCTTCGATTAGTATTGATTTTGACACAGCCCAGAATTTCTCGGTAACTCTTGCCGGAAACCGCACGTTAGAAAGTCCGTCAAACATTGATCCCGGACAGACCGGTTCTATCTTTGTCATTCAGGACACGACGGGAGGCCGAACTCTATCTTTCGGATCAGTTTGGAAATTTGCCGGAGGCACGGCTCCGACACTATCTACCGGCACATCTGCTACTGACCGTATTGACTACGTAGTTCAGACCTCCGTTGCTATTCATGCGGTTGCCTCACTGAATGTGACGTAACCATGTTTGGCTTCTCGGCACTATCCGAAACGCCGTTTTCCGCTCAACCGGTAATCGACGTTACCGCTGTTCTGACAGGCCTATCACTAGATGTTGATGAAGGCACGGTAACAGCAGCCGCCGAAGCTGTGGCTGCTCTTGTCGGCCAGTCTCTGAACATTGACGAAGGCGAAGTAACCGTTGTTTTTGCACAGAGCATTTTGCTGGACGGTCAATCTCTGGATATTGATGAAGGTACGGTTGTTGTCGTTGCGCCTTCTAATACAGTTCTGACTGGTCAGTCTCTGGATATTAATGAAGGAACTGTAATTGTGTCCGGACCTGCAAACATTATTGTGACCGGCCAATCTGCTGATATAATACTCGGACAGTACCCTGTCTGGATTCCTGTTCCTGTTGGACCATCTGACAGCTGGACGCCTGTTGTAACATAACTGTTTGGATTAACTGATGGTATTTCAAAACGACATTCTTGCAGGTGCGGCTGGTGCTGGTGGCGGCTACGAGATCGACCAGTCGATCCGGTTTAACGACGGGGATAGCGCGTACCTCTCCAGAACTCCGGGTTCAGCGGAGAGTGATCTTACCCGTACCACGGTCAGTGTTTGGTATAAGCGCGGCGTATTGGGAACCAGCCAAACAATATTCAGTGCGGGGACTAGTGGCGAGGCAACGTGGTTTGGGTTTACCTCTGCCGACGTTCTTGGGTTCTTTCAGGTTGCTAGCAGCACCACTGTCGCAAGTATTACAACGACCGCGCTCTTTCGTGACCCCTCCGCTTGGTATCATATCGTTTTCACTTACGACAGCAATGAGGCGGCGTCCGCAGACCGCATTACCATAACCGTTAATGGCGTCGAGCAAGCTGTTTCCACAGCCGTTGCTGTCGATAGCGCCT